ACAGTGGTGATCGTTTCATTGAAGCTGCTGTCAATCGTGTGCAGTCTAAGTTACCAGTTGCTAAAGAATCTTTGCCTGAAGCTGTTCCACGTTTGCGTGAAGGTCCAGTGTACAAGGAAGGTGAATTCTTTTACAGCTTGGTCGGTGTGCGTGAGACACCAGCAAAGACTCCTGCTGAGAAAGAGATTGTTCGACTCGGCATTGATCCATTCAAACTGTATGGCCCATCATCGGGTGATCGTTTGTATGATCGTGCCTTTGTTGAAGCTGCTAATCCAATGGTTATTAACGCTATTGAGCGCACCACCGCTAACAAACGCTATCAAGCATTGTCTCCAACAGAACAGAAGCTTGCATTGACAAACGTTGTGCGTGACGTTACAGGTATTGCTCGTGACAAGACAGATGGTAAATTCATGTCTGAAGACATTCTTCGTGTTAAGAAGATGCAGTTTGATAAGCTGTCACAGGATCAGCGTAAGGTCATCAACGAACGTTATGCCAAAGACAACAATGGTGTAACTTTGGAAGAGGCCAAAGACTACAAAGCTGTTGACAAGTACAACGCCATGTTGGGTAACTTGGCATTCGCTAAAGGTGGTCTTGTTTCTACATACGCCCTTGGTGGATTGGCAGCAGCTAAAGTTGTTGGTAAGAAGATTGTTGGTGGTGCTGCTGAGTCTGTATTGGACACAGCTAAACGATTGAAGAGTGCTGCGCCAGTTGAGACTGTCGCCATTGACGACATCATCAACAAGCGATTGTCTGAGACAACAACATCTCCAGCGATGGATCAGACTGCAAACATGTTGATGAAGAAGCCTATGCTTCCTAAAGCTACAGCAAAGCCAACGCCTATGCTTCCTGAAATGGCAGCAAAGCCACCAGAAGCGCCTGTGTTGAATCAAATGGATGAAGCCCTACCTACCCCTGCGGCAAAGACAATAGAGGCTCCTACGCCCTCTAAAGCCTTTGCTGATGAAGACTACATCATGGGTGAAGAGGCTATGCTGGAGATGTATACGCCTGCACAGTTGAAGAGTTGGAAGGTTGCCAACCCTGAAGACTATGAGAATACCCTGCACAGCTTCACTGGTCAAGCTAAAGGGCTGAAGTTTTCTGAGATGCCACCACAGCCTTTTGCCAAGAAGACTGACGAAGCTGCTGAGTCTTTGGTGGATGAAGTTGAATATGACATTGACGGTAATCCTGTCAGTGTTGGTGGCAAAGCTGTTGTCAAGAAAGCTGAACCAGTTGCTGACGAGTACGGTGTAGACCCTAAGTATTTGTCTGGTGATGCCAACTCTATCGCTAAGAAGACCAGTGTTTCTCAACGTAATGCCGCAGTTGCTGCCATTAAAGAGACACGCGAAGACAGCTTCTTTAAGATGCGTAACAACGACAAGTTTGCTTCAGTAGATGATGATGTCTTGGGTGTGGTGTTGGGTGACTATCGCTACTCACGTGGTGTTGAACTCAACCCTAAAGACCCTGAGATGCTTGCTGACGCTATGAAGCTGGCTACTCAGTATCAGAAACGTCTTGATGTTTTGCGTGAGAAGTACAAGGATGTACCACCTGTGAAGCTATTCCACGGTCAAGGTGTTACTGAAGATGTGGATACACTGAAGAAGTCAGGCTTCACAGACCCATCCAAGCGTGACGAATTCTTCCATTCTGAAATGATGGTGGGTGCTCCATCGTTCACTAAAGACCTGAACCTTGGCTTCCGAGGCACACCGTTTGGTGGAACAAGACCAGAGAACTATGTTGTTACAGAGATTCCTTATGCTGATTATGTGTTCAACAAAATCAACATGGCCCCTGAGAAGTATGACAACAAAGACTTGAACACAATCCTTCGCGCTGTCACTGGCGCACCCGGTGTTGTTCGTCCTATTGGTCTGCCTCGCGCTGGCTTCTTAGAAACTGAAGACATGATGTTGGAGGCTGAGAAGCTTCGCGTCAAGGGTGCTAACGCTAAGTTGCGTAGTGGTGAAAAGGATGTTGCTCAAGTGCTGGAGACTGGTGGCAAAGGGCTGAGTCGAGCAACAATGAAGGGTGAAGAGGAAGTTATATCGGAGTACATGAAGCTTGCTCGTACCAATCCAAACCCTAAAGAGAAGATGAAGCTGGCATACATGTCCTACACTGGCATCAAAGACTTGATGAATAGTTATCTGGACATGGCATCGGCAACATCTACGAAGTCTGGTCTTGGTCAGCAGTATCAAGCTGCTATCAACTTCTTTGCAGACTACTCAGGTATTCAACGTCAGATGCGGGAGGTCGGTGATATTTTGTGGGATGGTGGAGCAAAACAGAAAGCACAGAATCTGTATGAACTCAGCGACAAGTTGAAGAAGTTTCAACAGTCGGAACCTGCAATCTCTACAGCGGTTGACGAAAGCAAACGAGTCAAACCATTGGATGAGGTGAGGAAGTTTGTGCCAAAGCTGGCGAAGGGTGGTCTTGCAAGTCGTCGGCAATAGTTGATAAGTGCCGACAAATTGTAAAGGGGTAGCTATAACGGCTACCCCTTTTGTTTGGTGGACAGTATTGGAATCAAACCAATAACCCCTGCTAAGGTTAAGTTCAAGCAACAACATGATTTGTCCATGAGCAGGAGGCTCTTCAGAGAAGCCCTTGTTTGGCATACCGGGTACGACTCGAACGTACAACCTACGGATTTGGAATCCGTTGCTCTGCCAATTGAGCTACCAGCACACATATGGCTCCAAAGGTAGGGATCGAACCTACGACCAACAGATTAACAGTCTGCTGCACTACCGCTGTGCTACTTTGGAAAGGGTATGTTATATCACAGCTTGAACGCTTCTTTCAACTGCTCTGTCGCAGCCTCTACAAGCTTAGGGTGACGGAATTCATAGACATCAGGAATCTTCAACACATGATGTTCCATGTTTACGATCAGTTCCCTATACGTCCATTTAGCAACCTCAAAGTTTTCCTCATCAACAAACACTACAGCATCAGCCCATTGAAGCTGAACCTCATCGAGTGGAATCAAAGCATACTCGCTGGATGTACCAACTGCTCTGGTATTGAAGTTGAATGGTTCGTTAGACAAGATCCAAGCCAGTGTAGGACTACGCAGCAAACCTGCTGAACAGACACACAGCACTTTCTTGTTCTTGCCCTGATGCGGGTTCTTCATATTATGAAGTCGATTGAACGATGTCATTTGCTTATCCTTGCAAGGTTGTCGAAGTACGCAGCATCAAAGCCACGTTGCCATTCTTTACCAGCTACTGACTCAGGGTCATACTGGTTGTTCATCCAGCCACGGGTGAAGGCGTAGTGGCCTTGACCAAACTGAATCTTCAACGGTGCTGGTCGTTCAGGACGCTGTTGCATAACTGTCTCCATAGATTTCATTGGCTAACAAATACCCTTCAAGTTCCCACATCTTATTGATAGCATCCTCATAGGCATACTTTTCACCAAGAGCTTTGTTGAACTTAGCAGGGTCTACACAGGCACTCTTACCCGTGATCAGGAAGCCACAGTGCAGATGCATGAAGCATAGCGTTGTGGTTGTGTCTGGAACAACAAAGTATTCCACCTTCTTAGTCTTTGATTGCATGTCTGTTGTTGTAACAGACATGCGCTTCACAGGTTCATTCGGGTGATTCATCTTTGTATGCCTCGTCAACTTTCTGTGTGATGTATTGATGCGCTAGGATGGCTGCAACGTGTGAGTTGATTTCCCTGCTAGGCTTCTCAGGTTCAAATGAGATTTGAATGCTAAGACCACCATCATTATCATCGGTGAACACTAGCGTTGCTTTATTGATTGACATATTCATGTCCTTTCAGTTGGTTGATTTTGAGGTTGTAGCAATCAGATTTCACAGTGTATCCATTGCTGGAATCGATTGTACCCTTTTTCATAAACACACTGTCAAGCATGTACTGTTGTTTTTCGTACACACCCAGTAGCCATCCTACAGAGAAGTCATTCTTAACGCGAACGAATGCGTAGAAGTCACACTCTTGGGTTGTGTTTAGCTTAGCGATAGAACACTCGTAGGTATCTAAAGGCTTAACAGATGTCTGCTTTGTTTTCACATCCACTGTTTTACCGTTGCACAGTATAAGGTCATAGTCATAGGTGTTAGCAAGAACACCACCCATCACCTTCTGTGCAACGGCCTCACCAATGAAGCCAGCAATGTTGCCAGCCCCATTGATGATGGAGTTACGAAGTCTGCCCATCTCTGCTGCTTTGTCTCGCGCTTCAACGAGCATGTCACCTGTAACAATTACTTCAATCACTTCTTACCACCTATATGGTTCATTTCACCAATGTGAATCTTGACGAAAGGTAACATGATGATGATGCCAACAAAAGCAAACAAACCATCTTCAACTTCATCAGTGTCTGCAACGTAGCAGATTGAATCGTTGAACTCAATGTCTAGGCCGAAGCCTTGTCGCATTTCTACAAGCATCATGGTTGACGATCCTCATAAAGTGTTTTAGCAATGATGTAGTTCTTCACCAAGCTGCTACGCACAATGTCATCCATACCAAACTCAAAGCGACTGAACTCTTTCATATGTTGAACAATGTCCAAGAACTTTGGTAAGCCTGTCTTGTCATCCTTCTTCTTCAAGTCAGTCTGTCGAATGTCACCACAGTAGATAATCTTCGATGTATGACCGACACGAGTAACGATGGTGTCAAGTTCTTCAAACGTCATGTTCTGAATCTCGTCAGACAACAAGATTGAGTTGGTAAAGGTTGTGCCGCGAATAAAGCTGGTAGAGATGAACTCAATATAGCCTTGCTCAGCCAAACGATCCCATGCATCCTTGCGGTTGAATAGGTCTGCACAGATTTGACGATAGGGCTGGATGAATGTCTCCATCTTCTCGTTAGCATCGCCGGGCAAGAAACCCATGTCACGGCTTTGTACAGAGCTACGAACAATGACAACCTTCTTATAAGGACTGGTCTTGTCCATCACTTCTTCAAGCGCTTTATACAGGGCAATGTATGTCTTGCCTGTACCAGCTACACCATGTAGACACATGAAGTAATCACCAGCGTTATAAGCATCAAAGAATTCCTTCTGCTTTGCTGTCTTAGGTTGAATAGTAGCCATGTCGTCAAGACGTACACGCAAACTATTGTTCTTTGTAGCTGGTGCTGGTGCGTCAGGGATGACGTGAGGCGCTACTCGTTTCTTCGTTACCATCGATACTTCCTTTGGTTGTTAAGAAGCCCCGACATGGGGCTTCTTAGGGGACATTATAGGCTAGTTCCAATCTCTACAAACTCAAAACTGAGTTGCCAGAGATGTGTATAGTTAGGTTGCTCACGAAGCCATTCAAAGAACTTGTCTTGTGCTTCAGAGATAGTGTTTGCTTTGACATGCAAAACACCCTTGAAGATGTTGTTCTGACTGTTATAGCTAACAGTGAAGTTTCTCATGCTGCCCTGCCCCACACATCATCCCATGTACCAGTCTGAGCACCCTTGCTGTAGTCTGTAACCTTCTGCTCAAAGAAGTTTGTATGTGATGTACCAAGCATACCATCAACCCAAGGTAAAGGGTTCTTCTTAATCTTGTAGATACCCTTCATACCCATAGCAATCAATCGACGATCTGCAATGTAGCGGATATAGTCTTTCACTTCTTCTTTGGTAAGCTTCTCAACTTCCACCATACCAAAAGCAAGATCAATGAACTGGTCTTCAAGAGCAACCATCTGTTTAGCAATCTCTTTAATCTGTTCAGGTGTTGTCTCATCTTGGTGGTGTTTAACATATTCACGATATACCTTAATCATTCCTTCTGCATGCATAGTCTCGTCAAGGATGGACCAGCTAATAATTTGACCAAGCCCTTTCAGCTTACCGTTACGTGCAAAGTTGAGCAACATAACAAAGCTGGAGAACAACTGCATACCTTCACCGAATGCAGAGATGACAGCAATCTTCTCAGCCACTGGTGCAGTGTTCAAGCGTTGCAGATAGTCATGCTTCTCAACCATCTCAGCATACTGCAAGAACTCGTTATAGGTTGATTCAGGCAAACCCAATGTTTCGATCAAGTGTGCATAGGCTGCAACATGCAAAGCTTCACGGGCAGCAAACCCACTCATCATCATTCGCACTTCCGGTTGACGGAACAGAGGAATGTAATGGTCGTGGTAACCACTGCCAATGTCCAAGTCACCCTGTACAAAGAAGCGAAGAATCTTAGTCAGAAACTCTTGCTCATCTTTACCTAGTTTCTTGTAGTCCTTTACGTCCTCTGACATAGGCACTTCAGTGTGCAGCCAATGCGACTGCTCGTGTTGCAACCATGCGTCATATGCCCACTGGTAGAGCATAGGTTTGAATGTAGTACGTTCTTGTGTAATGTCGGCTTTAGTCTTTGTCATATTCATCCTTCACATGCCAAGCAGCTATCACCGTCTGCAATGGTCTTCAAATCAATTTCATCTTCGATGCGCTGACGTTTAATCTGAGCACCAACCTTATCTGCCTTCTTTACTTTTTCAGATCGTAAATAGTAAAGAGACTTTAGACCACTGCGCCAAGCCAAAAAGTGAACGCTGTGCAGATACTTCACAGACACGTTAGCAGGGAAGAACAGATTAACCGACTGTCCCTGATCGATGTACTTCTGACGATCTGCTGCAAGTTCAATCAACCAACGCTGATCAATCTCCATTGCTGTCTTATACACTTCTTTCAACTGGTCAGGCACATCCAGATGCTGGATAGAACCATCGTTGCTGATAATGGAAGCCCACGTGTCGTCATCATCTTTACCGATCTGTGCAAGCTCAGCCTTGAGGAAACGATTCTTGTACACGAATGCACCAGATAATGTATCTTGACGGAATACGTTAGCGCGATAAGGCTCGATTGACGGGGATGTATTACCCATGATCAAGCTGCTGCTGGCATTGGGAGCAATAGCAGTCCAATGGCTGAAGCGACGACGAATGCCACTGAGATGTGCGTCAGGGCATTCACCACGTGACGTAACCAAAATAGCATCACCAATCGTACACTGTGCGTGGATGTGTTTGAAGATTTCATTGTTGTAACTCTTAGCCATGACACCATCAATGGCAACACCCTTCTTCTGCAAGAAAGCATGGAAGCCTAGTGTGCCAATACCGATGCTACGTTCCATGATAGCGCTGGCACGAGCACGAGCAATAGTGTCTGGTGCATTGTCAATAAAGTATTGCAACACGTTGTCCAACATCTCCATAACGTCAAGGATGAACTGCTTATCTTTTTTCCATTCGTCATAGTATTCCAGATTCAATGAAGACAGGCAGCATACGGCTGTACGCTTCTCGTTTGTCGGCAAGAAGATTTCAGTACAAAGGTTACTACCGTTGATGGTGAAGCCTTTGTCTTTCAACCAAGATGGCAAAGCTTTGTTGGCTGTGTCGATGAAGATGAGATAGGGTTCACCTGTCTGCATACGCAGGTCCAAGATCTTCTGCCACAGATACTTAGCTGACACTGTCTCAACCACTTCACCATTGGCGGGGTTGACCAGATTGAAGCTGTCGTCTGTGTTGTCATCTTTCATGCATCGTTCAATGATGTTCATGAACTCGTCAGACATGTTGATACCGTGGTGCATGTTCAGGGTACGAACGTTCTGATCACCAGTAGGCTTACGCATCTCCAAGAACTGGATGATGTCGGGGTGATTGATGTTGAGGTAGGCAGCATAGCTACCACGGCGTGTACGTCCTTGACGGTAGGCCAATGAACTAGCATCATAGATTTTCAAGTGAGGCATAACACCAGTGGACTTGTCGTCACTGTTACGGATGCCAACGTGAACACCGACACCACCACCCATCATCGAGAGCCAGTTAGTCTCTGAAAGATTATCGACCAAACCTTCTGCACTATCATCCATATAGTTAAGAAAACAGCTAATAGGCAGCCCGCGCTTAGAGCGACCAAAAGATAGGATAGGAGTAGAATAGCTGAGCCAATGTTTACTAGAGTAGTCATACAGTCGCTGAGCATGTTCTTGATTGCTGGCAAATGCTGCTGATACAAATGCAAAACGTTCTTGTGGAGATTGTTCATCATCTTTCATGTAGCTTTCTTTAAGACGCTGTAGTCCGAGTTCATCAAACAATGCGTCACGAGATAGGTCAATGTTAACCTTGAATGTCATTTAGTAGTACCTTAGTTTTAGAGGAAAAGAAAGCAGCCGAAGCTGCTTAGGGATGGGGTAGGAGTTATACCACTTAGCGTAGATCGCCGCTGCCTTGAATGACATCGCGTTGTTGTCTAGATGACAGCTTCTCTAGGTTGTGTTCAGCCACCTGAGACAACATCCATCCGTGGTCTTTAGCAACCGCAGCAACCTGCCACAACACATCACCAAGTTCTTTCTTGATGTGCATATTGTATTCGCTAACATCGCCCCCATCTCGGCGGTGCTTTGCTGCCTTGCCTGCCACTTCACCAGCCTCAGCTAGTAAATTCAATAGCGCATACTCGCGATCTGCTGTAGGTAAACGAAAGGTCATTGCTGACCGTTGGTATTCATCTAAGTTCATTCTGTTTCCTCTATTGGTGTTGCTGTCTTACCCATCTCAATACCTTCTTTGATGCAATCAAGCAGGGCTTTGCGGATAAGAAACACAATGGCTTCTTGGTCAAGGTTGACGCTGAAGTCTGCTGATCCATCTTCGTTTTCTTTGTACATATCAAGTTCAATTTTCATTTCTTCCTCACTGCAAAAACAATTAAGCCAATGATGGTAGTCAGCATTGCACCAGCTTGAATCAATGTTGGTGCCAGCACAAACCACCAAGACCAATCAATGAAGTCTGTCAACTTCAACACAATGAAGACGAGGGTTAGTACACTTAAAAAGTTCATTAGAACAATTCCTTTTTCAGTTCTTTAATCTTCGCTGTCGTGTAGTGCGACAACACTTTGAAGTCAATCTTAGGATTCTTAAACTCCTTCACGAAGTTCCATGTTTCCTCAGTGACTAGATCGTAGTATACAGTGTGAATCAAACGAGGAATGTATTTACTGGACCACCCTCCCATTTCGTTAGTGATTTTTGCAACAACTTTGTCTACCAAAGCCTGCGTCACATACTTCAGAACAATCTTCTCTTCAACGATTTCACCACCAATGACAGGCGCACCCATTGCAAGGTGATGCTTAGCTTTGAATTCGTTGCCGACAATCTTGGCCCATGTCTGACGACCATACTTGTTCTGGTAGTCATAGTTCTTGATGACAACACCTTCACCAGCACCTTCACCATCCTTCACCAGATAGTGTGCCTTACTCAGACACTCAGTGAAGTGGTCGATGCTGCCATTCTTGATGATGGCAATGGGCGCAATGACATTGATACCAGCAGCGATGAGTTCTTCAGAGTATTCGTCATAGCTAAGTAGCCGTTCTTTCTTACGATCAAACACATCGAACACATAGAACTTGCGCCATGCATCATCGTTGTAGGTCTTCAGTGTGTGCGGTACAAGCCATTCACCGTAGAGGACAAGGTCTTTTTCGTTATACAAAAAGCTGGTGATGGCTTTATCAACCACCATAGCATTCATGAAACCAGCGTTGTCATTGTCCAGAGTAAGCTCACGGTTACGACTACCGCATCTCACGCTCGACCATCGATCAGGGGCATCAGCCCACCAAACACTACCGTTAGTACCGTCCAGCTTAGGGAATACGTAGCATGTACCCACTTCAATGCCTTCCACTTCGGTGTTACCGTAGCGTTCAAGGTGTTGATATTTTAGGAAGCTCATACTTTCTTTTTCCTTTCAAGTTTCTCTTGATCAGTTTTGATTTTATGACAAGGCTTACACATCACCTGTAGATTCTTCATCTCACAGAACATACGTTCAATGAAGTTATCCCATGTAGTGAAGCCCGTCTTAGGGTCCACCACAGGGTTGATGTGATCTACCTGTACATCAGCAGCAACAAAGAGTTGTTTGCATTCAGCACAGTTGTAATGCATAGCCTGCTTACCCGTCTTAGCATTCACCTTCCTACCAGCAAAGGCTTCCTTCAAAGCCTTGTACTTCGGAGGCCAACGCCTTGACGCAGCACGTAAGGCAGAGGTCACGAAACTTCTGAATCGTGCCTCTGTCCACTCACCACCATTGCGTTCTTTAACGGTCACTACGCACCGCTTCAAAGGCTATGTTGGTCATGTCCAACACATCGGCTGGTTCAACCAAGATGTTCTGCACAATAGAACAAACATCTTCAATGTCAAGTGCTACGAAATAGAAGAAACTGTCTTCACTTTCCTCTACCGCTACAACAAAACCGTTCTCAGCATCAGTGATTGTTATCTTCATTCTAGTCCTTCCACATCAACCCTGTTGAATGTAATGTCTGCATCAAGCCTACTCATGGCATAGATGACCGTGCCTTTGACAGTGTAAACAAGGTAGTCTTCGTTGGAATACTCAGCACCCAAGTCTTCAACATCAATCTCAGCTTCAAATGTCACTGTTACTTTTGTCATTGTGTTCTCCTAAATCAAATGCTACAAGGTAGAGCATACAACAAATAGCGTGAGCAAGGTGATGCTTACCAGTCTCTGGATCGTTTGTTTCACCACTAGCATAAGCAGTGAGGTGACGAAAGCCTGCATCGATATAACGACGACGAGCGTCAGGTACTTTCTTCCAATTGTCTGGAGCATACTTCTTTGCACCATAGGTCAACACTTCAACGACCTGACCCAAAGCTTTGAAGGGCAGCAAAGACCATTGAGGTTTACCGTTGTCGTACTTGACACCAGTTGTAGTGCCAGTAAACGCTACATCTTTTGGGTGATACTGAGGTGAAGCAACCCAGTTAGTACCGGGGTCTTCACAACTAACACAAGGTTCATTGTCACCATCCACACTGGCGTAAAGGCATTCGCTACATTTCTTCATTGCATACCTCCAACGGTTTTACTGTACTGAGTCAGCACATGTGTGTCATCAACAACGGTTGCATCACCAAGATCAATACCACCGTCTGCATAAATCTCATCACACTTATCCATGATCTTCTTTGCAAAGGCTTTGTCTTCTTCCATCAACGGAACAGTTGTTGCCATCAATGTTGCGACAGCAAGCATGTCTTGCATGTCTTCTTCATTCAATGTAACTGGACCAACAGCACACACCATCAGTTCAAAGTCACCGTCCCACTTCTCGTCTGCGTTGATAACTGGTCGCAAGATTACAGCTACGTCATTCGGTTTAAAGGGCTTGTCCATGTTTGTCCTTCATGTCTACGTAAGAAAAGTAGATGGGCGTTTTCAACAACCCTATCCTCATTACCATCATAAGCTTCAACACAGCGCTGAAACATTTCTGTCTCATCTGCTGCATCTTCTAACATCTTCTTAGCCTTGACATTACCAATGCCACGAAGACCTATGATGTTGTCGGCAGTATCGCCTGTCAAGATTTGCATGTACAGCCTGAGCAAACCTTCAGCTTCAGTGACATAGTAGGCTTCCTTCTTAATGAAGTTGTAATGCCAACCAGCCACCTGATCTAAGTCTTTGTCCAACGAAACAATGACCCCATTATCACCAAGCGTTGTAGCTTCAATGGCAATGGAGTCATCGGCTTCTTGACCTTCAGACATGTCAGCCTTCCACTCTTGCATCAGATGCTTACGCACCGCAGCCAAATGTTTAGGCTTTGTTTTGTCTGCTCTGTTGCCTTTGTAGGGGGCTGTGATGGCTATGTCGTTTCTGAAGTTGCCCTTACCTGTGAGAAAGAGCTTCCATTGATCGACATATCCACACTTATCTACGCCACACATGAGAGTGTTAATGATAAGAGAGTCAACAGACCGGATAGCCTGTGACTCTTCTTCATTCTCACATGCTGCCGCCGCCCTATATGCATATATATCGGCGTCGATGCAACAGATCATTTACAGAACGTCTTCGTCGTCAGCGGAGAGGTCAGCACCACCAGCATAGGCAACCAAGTCTGTAACAACCAGCTTAGCCAATGAAGGGCTAACGCCTTTCTTGTTCTTGTATGTCCAAGCATAGCTACCAATCATACAAATTGCTTTGCTGCTATTGCCAATGTCTTCAATGATTTCATCACCATCGGTGTCGTAGGCTTTGATGGGACGCTGGCTCTTGCAAGTGATGTACTTACCCTGCTCAGGCTTCTTCTCTGTATTCTCTTGCACCGAGATACCCATGTCTTCCAGTGCAGCAACTGCTTTGTCAGACAGGTTACACAGATCAACCGTGTAAGCATCAGCCATTTCATTCTTACGATTCAGAGAGGCCCAATATACATCGGCTTTGATTTTCAACTTATCACTCATTTGAGTTTCCTTTGAGTTTAATGCTGACCAATTCAGTAGGGGTCAGCTTCCTACATGCTTCATTGTATCACCAGCTTTGCAGCAGCGTCAATGTAGTATTGGTAGTCAACGTCTTTCCAAGTGAAGTCGTTGATGTCGTTGCATGTCCACATACCGTAGCCTTCACCAATCGATATGCGTCTAGGCTCAGCCTCTTCCTTGAGTGGTGGCATCACCTTGATGAGAGCACCACCAGCATTGCAAGCATAGAACCTGCACATGTTCTGTTGATGCACCTCAGTGTTGTCACCCATCACCATCACAAGCCTACTACTGCGTGGCACTTTCACCCTCAGCATGAAGTCATACTTGTTCTTGTGACCCTTGATATATACATCAAGAGGAATACCCTGAAGCATTGCAGCTTCAGCAGCCTTCGGAATGATAAGACCACCTTGATCTTGATGCCATCCCAAACCTTCGTGTTGATACGCACCCTTGCGCTTCACCTTACCGTCTGTATATACAGCGATGTAGTTGTTCACGTCACGAATAATCATCTTTGAATAATGAGCATACTCAAGTTGTAGACCAACCTGTCTCTGCCATGCATCACAGATGTTGATGTATTCATCATGCTTGTTACGTGGCATCTTCACAGTGATACCGTCAGTATTAACCTGCACAATGGATAAGCCTTCAATATCCATCAGCTTCTCAGCCAACAGGCACAGGCTAAGCTGACCATTGATGGTGATCGTCATCGTGTACTGAGGGTCGTAGAAGGGGCTGTACTTGTTATTGCTGTCACCGTACACACCGTTCAACGCAAGCTTCAGCATGGCGTTCTCAGCGCTGCCCTTGGGGTAGCTCTTACGCTGCTCGTACACATCTTGGTAGATGTCACAGAACTTCTCAGACAAATGCTCAGGGAATACACGATTGGCAATGGCAATGTTGGGATACATAGACGCAACGTCAGCATCAACAATCATGTACTCTTCATCTTCTTTGACGATGGTGCTCTCAATAGAACCGTGAATACCACCAGTACCAAAGTCGAAACGAAAGCCACCGATTGTCACGTTCAAGTTGGTAGCAACTCTCCAGTTCTTCCAGTAGCTGTACTGCTTCTCACCCTTCTTCTTAGCCTTCAACTCTTCTTCAGATACCCAACCCAATGGGTGCAGTTCTTTGAAGGCAGCAACAACATCATCGCTTGGTTTGTTGAACCACTTCTGACGCTTAGTAATCATCTCAGCATAGGCAGCTAAGTCACCAAGGTCGCTCTCTTCAATGTCAGATAAAGCACCCTTTGTTTCTGTCAAAGACTGTGCAGCAAACCATTCCAACACAAGCTGAAACTCAGGACGCTTGAAGTCGTAGTAGTTGAACAAACAATCTTTGATGTGAATGACTGGTCGCTTAGTCTGATTGATGTGACGCTCACCCTTCTTACCAATACGATAGCAACTCTCAGGCATGTTCTCTTCAAGCTTCATGATGAAGTAGTCTTTGCCGATCTTTGTATCGTTGTGGTTGAGAAAGTTGCGGTTGTACTTGGTAGACAACTCTTCACGGAATGTGATTTGTGACAAGCATTCTTTGTAGAACAACAACGTCATCTTCACATCGTGCATGTTGTATGCAAGCAACACATCTATCTGGTCATCTGTCAAGTCACTGTGCGGATCGTATGGCAGGTCAACGATACTGTCAGCTTTCATGTTGAACTCAAGTGCCTTCAGCGATGTAGCCCGTGCAGGATTATCGAAGTGCATGATCTTGTACAGGTCGATCTGCTGCACATACTGCTGGTTGTCACGGACAAGATGACCAAACCTGTCATCGCTACCGATAATAGATTGTGCCTTCTTGTAAACACGTGTAGCTACAGCCTTGCCTGACACAGTGAGTGCCTTGTCAGCAACAGACAGCAGGTCATGCAACACAGGGTAGTCGAAGCCTATGTTGTTGTATCCCACCATCCTATGCTTCTTCTTCTTCAGTTCTGCAAGGAAGCTGAACAACTTGTCAGCTTCGTTCTTTCGTTGTGAACATTCAAACGCTACAGCATGCGACTCGTCAGCACTGATCGCTGAGAACGTGAACGCTGTCTTGTATGTCTCTATGTCCCATATGTAATCCATCTTTCTTTTCCTTCTTTGGTTTCGGAAATAGTTTATCACGGTACGCCCTCATCAGTGATGCGCTCACATTCTGAATAGCGTATGCTTCTATCTCGTTGCCGGGATTGTCTTCACCAATGAACCTGAAGTATTCCTGCACAACATGCACAGCTTCGTGTACTAACAATGTTGCAACATCAATACCGTCTGTCTCAGGCGTAACAGGTATGCACACAATGGTGACTCTGTTACCCTTTGGTGTGTTGAAGTAGTGAGTGGTTGCTAACGATTCATGAATCAGCCATCTGTCCCACTCAGCTATCGGCACCTTCAAATACTTGAGGGTGGTGTGATAGTCTGCCTCAGTTGTGCAGACACACAAGTGATCACCTTCGATCAGGCAACGGCTTGTCCATGTCGTCATCGTTGTCCTTCTTAGGTTGCTTAGGTTTGTCTCTACCAAAGATGGCATCCCATCGGTTGGCCCATTCTTCATCAGCTACAGAACGTGGTCGTTGTGCGCTGCCTTTACCACCATCACTCATTATGTACCTCCATATTCACGGCTAAGCAACTCCTGCTCAGCATCATCAAGCTCAGCATAAAGCTTTGCAAGTATGGTGTTGCCTGCCATATAAGCTTCACGCTCAAGTTCTGCATAGGTCTTTTTCATCATGTTCTCCGGTTGTTAATTATCTGCAATAAGATGTTGATCGATTGAACAAGCATCGCCTGCTCCATTGGGTCAAGCTGGTGATATTGTGGTAGAGGATGTGACCACTTCTTTCTAATGGCTTCCCAATATTGTTCTACTTCGCTCATGTTTATTTTACCTTTTCATCTGTGGAGTGCAACTCAATTATCTTATTAGCAAAATATAGAAGTTCATCAATGCTTGCGTTGTACTTCATTGCATTTGCCTTATGAGACATAAGTTGTACATTTCCTTTAACATATCCCTTTTCAGGAACGATCCTATCAATTGTTGGTGAGTTATGAGATGGGCCTTTTGCATCTAGGTTTTGTTTGATTTCAATACCCAGATACGGACAGAACTTCACAACTTCTATGTCATCAGCGGTAATGTCAAAGGGAAGTCCTTTTTGTTTCGCACGATTCTTTGCTTGTTGAACTAAGTGTTGAAGCCAGTTTTTTCTAAACCACTGCCTAGATTCCTTATCCCAACAACTTTTACAGATTGGTTTAAGATAGGTGTAGTACGAAATAGTTCCATCTTTCTTGGTGTGCTTACATTGTCTCGCGTAGTAGTCCTCAACAACCTTGTTCTCACCGCACTCATTACAAACTTTATGTGTTCTCATATTATACCTCCTAGTATTTGAACATAGTAGGTATAACATATGATCTAAATATCACAACACATCTTGATCGTCTGGTGTTGGATCATCAATCTCAATGAGTCGCTGCATGTCTTTGTTGAATAACAAGAAACCTGCCGGACCTGTCTCGCCTGTGAATCTTGACTTCAACAATCTGACACAGGTGGTGTTACGTACTCGCTCATCATCGTGTTGTTGGTCACGTTGCAATCCGATCACAGCGTCAGACAACTGAGCAATACCTGCTGTACCACGCAGCGAAGACAGCGTCATCTCTGCACCGTTCTCAGCACCCTTGCTTCCAGACTCACGCCGAGTATGCGACACACCGAACAAACCAACACCAGTCTCTTCGACAAATGTGCGAAGCTTTGTCAGCAGCATATCCAAACCCTTGCGTTCATCAGTATCCATACCAGACAAGATCATCTGGTAGTGATCAAGAATAATCCAGCTACACCCCATACCCTTTGCCATCCAACGCAACCGAGCAATGACGTTGTCAATGTCAAGGCTACCAAAGTGAGAGAACATTGTCACGCGACCAGTACCCATTGTCTTTTCAAAAGCATCACGCAACTCTTGCTCTGTGTAATCTGTTGTTGGTAGATGCAAAGCCTTCATTGCTTCAATGGACATGATGCCTTGTGCTGTACGTGAAGGTGATTCTTCAAGGAAGGCGCAGCCAATCTTGTCGTCTGTCGTCATCAACAAGTGGTGAATGATCTGCCGCAAGAACGTGCTCTTACCTTGACCAGTACCTGCCGCAACAGTGACAAGCTCACGCTTACGCAGGCCACAAAGCATACCGTCAAGGGTGGTGTAGGGCCAGTGTGCATCAGGCTTTTGACGTGGTTTTTTAAGTTCATCCCACAGGCTGTCACCGTTGATCAAACCATCGGGAGTATGTTGTTCACTGGACCACCAACGACTAATAAATAACTGCTCTTTGCTATCAGCAAGGTAGTCGCATGCGTCTTTAAAAGCTGGATCGTGTTTGACAATCTTTGCTTTGCTTCCGAAGATACCAGCAACTTCCTTAGAAGCTTTACGTCCCGGCTCATCGTTGTCAAAACAGATGACGATGGTTTCAAAACTGTCGAGGTATTCATACTGCGCCTTGACATCCTTGACAGCAGAGCCTGCGCCATTACGAATCGAAACAACTGGATACTTACCAGCACCAATCATCTGGAACGCAGCAAGGGCATCAGCCTCACCTTCAACGATAGTAATCGTCTTACCACCTTTAGAGAACAGGTGTTGACCAAACAAGGTGCCAGCTTTCCAGTCACCCTCAGTGCTGAAGATTTTGTCCTTGACGTTGCGAATCTTAGCAGCCACCAACGATCCAGTGTCATCGAAGTAAGGGAACAGATAGCTGTCACCATCACGAACGACACCGTACTTTTCGACGGTAGTTTTAGTAAGCCTACGCTCACTGATACTAACGGCTACCCCGTTGTTGTATCGTTTAATGAAGCTCATGTCTTTTGGTTTGACTACTTCAGTCATGTGTTGTCTTTCTATGGTGATGTTGTCAGTTGAGGGGGTATGTGTGCTACACACGAAGCAGTAGGTAGAGTGGTCGTCGTTAAGCGATGCACCATCACTACTACCGCAATGTTCACAGCTTATGTGTGTGCGGATGAATGCCATAGTTATTTGATGTTGAGCCATAAACCAATCTGAGCAAACGCATAGCCTGTCCAGATCATTCCATTACTCATCTCACCCTTGGTCCATTGCAGCACACCAACGATGAGGTAGCCGATGCCTGTTGCGGCAACGATGACTTGTTCAATGTTCATGTGTTTTTACTCCGTAATTTGGCTTCGACCATTTCAGCCAACATTACATCTGACTTACCACCCATGATTTCAATGTGCAACTTTTCATCATCAGTCAGTCCAATCCATGTGCGCTGTGCTAAAGGTTGGTGAAGCAAAGGCTCATTTGTAATATGCTTGCGCCCATTGCTGTCTGTAATTATTCGCTCAGTCATGTTAGTCCCACAAGTTCTGAAAGTATTTACCGAACAACACAAAACCACGTTGCTTACGTTTGTTGTAGGCATCAAGTCCTTCGTAGTCACACTTAATCTGTGCAACCTGCTCCATGATGTCGCCTGTTTCATCAACCTCACTGTGGTCATAGAACTTGCTGTCACCATCACCACGAGCATGCTCTGTCAAAGCCCAAATCATTTCATCAAGCACCCACTCCCAACGCAGGTGAAGGTTGGCATCAGTGTCCCATTCCTCAACAGGTGGTGCTGACGTACTACGCAACTCTTCAGGTACATCCTCATCATCCACCATACCTGAGCCATGCTTGTTCAGCTTCAGTTGCTGAAGCAGTGGTGCAGCAATGAGGGCGATGGTGTGATCAGCATTCCAGCTATCCCACTCGTCAATGAATACATCCTCTTGTCGAGGGCTGTTGTCGTCTTGATAGTTACCAATGAACACTATCATTTCACACCTACCTTGCTGTAAATATGCATGAGTTTGCTACGAATGACAGCGTCTTCACGTTCACGTGCGCTGCCATAGATTGTGCCGTAATGAATGTTCTCTGAACGCTTACGTGCTACCACCTCGCTTGCCAGTTGAGAGCCTGTCTTAGCAGACTGCTTAGCTCTGAAGAACGGGTCATCAAGGAAGATGGATGGTCGTGGGTTTTGTTGCCAATGGAATGGGCTGAGTGGACGGCATGTGCAGGTCATTGTTGTTCTCCATATCCGTTTAAGTCGCGGTGCAAACCTGTCCATCCACAATCAAGGCAGCGTGATGGGGAGTCATCATCTTGCGTTTTCATACTGTGACAGTAGTGCTCCATTGTGTTTGCCATAAAGGTTTGCCAATGCTGAAGCGTCACTTGTTCGCTCATGCATTCAGGGCATCGCAGTGTGGTCATTTGTTTCTCCAGTATTTCTTTACAAACTTGTCTAACAATCATACGAGCATCTGGCTTGGAAGCAAACCATTTACTCAGCTTAGTGTGGTCATCTTGCAACAGGCCAGCGGGATAGCCTGTCTTACCCCCATACATCATGACTGTTCAGGAAAGAAAGCACCAACAGTGATCGGTGCAACACCACGCAACACAGCCAACACATCCTGTGCCACCAATCGATGTTCCTTCTGTGTGGACGGGTCGAGTCGTGCTTGCAAGAATGTAATCCAGCTACGCATAGTTCCGTTGACGTACAGCTTAGACGGTGTCAGACCTTCGGGCAACAAAGCACGTGCTTGTTCTTTGGCAATGCCTTTGTGCAGGGCTAAGGAGTACAACACCTCAACCTCTTCTTTAACCTTTCGTTGTGCATCTTGCCACCACTGGTTAAGTGTTTCGTCCTCAGTCTCTAAAGAGTTCTGACGATTCTTTGTATCTTGCAATCGGCACTCACGAGTTGCCCAATCACCAAGGCTGGCAACGTCAGCATAGCGTTGACTAAATTCTTGGAAGCTGAAGCTTCTGTGTCGCAAGATCTGTCGTGCAATGTCGCGGGTGGTGGACACTTCGATGCATGCACTAGCCATTTCAAACACAGACCAGTGATGATTCTTTGCACAATAATTAAGCAGTCCTGCTACGTTGGGGTTGTCTTGGTTGTCGGGGTTGCTAACACGAGCGCAATAGCCGATGATTTTGTCAGCGTCTGTTGCCCAGATAAGTCTTGCTGTCATTGTAGTTCCTTAAAACATTGGTGATAAATTACGCATGTCCTGTGCCACCGTTGCACTCTTCAGTGTGTGGCGAACATACGGTGTCAATGAACCCGGTGTTGCATGCCCTGTCAACGACATGATGTTAGTGAGTGCTACGCCTGCACCAACCATCTCTGTCACTGCTGTCCTACGTAGGTCCATCAATTGCAATTCAGCAGGTAAGCCTGCCTCATCCATTACAAGTTTACCAGCCTTCGCTAGTCCCTGCAAGGTGTACGGCTTCATGTCTGACTTCGGCATCATCCACTTCTGCCAACCAACACCATCGTGCTGCTGCCTGAGCATGTCTTGCAAGTCTTGCGACAACGGTATAGACACCCTCGCCCTACGCTTGCTCTGCTCTAACGACAACACCCCTGTCTCAAGGTTGTAGTTGTCCCATGTCAGCATACGCATATCACCTAAGCGCTGCGCCGCAACATAGGCTGTGTACACAATGAGTCCTAAGCTGCGTGTCTCGTAGTTGCTAAACGCCACAGTCATGAAAGCTTTGATGTGTTCACGTTCCCACACCACACGGCGAGGCTTGTCAGCCTGTCGCTTCACCGCCTTGAACGGATTGAATGTACAGAACCCATTGCGTATGGCATAGCTGAACACCAATCGATACACAGCCAACACATGATTGGATAGGCTAACACTGTGTGCGGCATTGGCTTCGTAGATACGCTGTGCTGTAGGGGCTGTGATGTCCTGCAACCGTGTGTTGAACAACGTAGTGTGTGAAGCTTTGTCGTCCTTCCAGCAATCGAGGTAGTAGAGGTAGTCATACTTACTCTTATCTGACAACTTGTTGTAGTCGATTGAGTTGCGATAGCTCTTGACTAAGTCCAATACTGTACTCTTGGTGGTGAGATGTTTGAGGTAGCGATGTTCCCTGCGCCACTCATCAAGCACATCGTTCTGTTCGTTGCAATAGTTGATGGCATCGACAAGGCTAGTGCCAAGTGCCTTACGCTTGACAACACCTGCTTCAACTGCATCGGGTGGTGGTGCATACTTGTAGTTGACAACACCGTGACGGTCAACTGTCTGCATATAACGGGCTAGGTTCATAGTCCCAACTCCTTCAATGCTGCTTGCAGTCCAGCCAAGCCACCGACACGCTGACCGTTGATGAAGATTTGGGGAAGCTGACGGGCTTCAGGGTACTTGGTGAAAAGCGATACTGCATTTTCCGACAAGACGACATCAGCCTCGGTGTACCCAATCCCCTTGCTGTTCAGCAGCCGCTTGGCTGTCAAACAATTTGGGCAGCCGCTTTTGGAATAAATGACAATATTCATGGTGTGTTCTTCTCCTTGAGTTTGTCTTCAGTGACCGCAACGACGTCATACCTATAACCATAGCTGGCGCATTCTTCTATTTCGTCCTCCGTCAGCCCCGTCCATTGCTGCTGTGCTGCGGGTGGGGTGGTGTAAAGGCTCTCACCGTGTTCAACATTTTTGAGCCACTTAACACCTTGCTTTGTTCCGGTGTTTAAGGCAATTGCCACAGGCTCCTGCACAGGTGCTGGCTGTGCTGCGAGCATGGTGCAAAGGTCGTCTAGCGCATCGCGCTCAAGAATCAGCCCGTACTTGTCCTGCCATTCGTCCCACCGATCGTGGGTTAAGTCGGTCGCATGTGGCTGTGCTTTGAGTGCCGCCAGTTCTTTGCCCATCGCCTCGCAGTTTGGGCAAAAACAAGACTGCACAGGTGCTGGCTGTGCGGGTGGGGTGGTGTAAAGGGGCGTCACGTTTCGTACCATCTCGTCTATGTACGGTTTTGTTGGTGAAAAAACGCTGTGCGCCCACTGACGTCCACGCAGGTCGTTTTCACGGTACTTTGCAAGGTCGTATCGCCACGCCACAGGCTCCTGCACAGGTGCTGCAAGGGCTTGCTTGATGGCGGTAATGGCTTCTTGAGTTTTTCTTTGAACGCCAAAGCTGTCCACGGTAACTGAGGACAGCTCCAACGCCTTCAGCGCCAGCTTCAATGCTTCGTCTTTCATGTGTTCCCCCTTGCTCGGATGGCGTTGGCGCAGGCGTCACCGACAAGTTCTGCGTGTTTCCCCATATTGGTTCCTCTGTATTGCTCTAGCACTTCTTCACACACCTTTGCACACGCCTCACGTTCATCAGCACGAACAAGTTCAGCAAAGCGGTTTAGCGCAACCGCATGAAGCATCGACAAGTGTTCGCCGTAGCCAGCCTCACGGGCCATGTCTATCGTGTCTCTCATTTAGTTTCCTCCTTAGGTTTCTTAGGCAACGGTGCCCAATGTGTCCATTGTTTATCTTTACCATGCCATTCACCGTACACAGCAACACCATGCACACTCAGTAGCTGCACCTTCGCAGACCTTGGACATGTTGCAATGGGTTGCCAGTAGTATTCGGTATCGACAACGGCTGTGCCGTCTGTTGTTAGTCTAATTGTCACGATGTGACTCCTGTCATGTGTTCCCCATGTTGTAAAGCATAGTTGCTGTCGCCAACAACTTGTCGTGGTCAACCAGTGCATCAATCCAGCGCTGAGGAATGCTGTCGTAGCCATACAAACGACCAGCAATCATACCTGTCACAGCACCAACTGTATCAGCGTCACCACCTTTGTTGATGGCATGGACAACAGCGTCTTCGAAGGACTCTGTTGCACATACAGACTGCCATGCCGATGCATAGCACCCCATCACAGTGCCACTCTCTTCCTTGATGCCTTTGTCGAATAGGGTTTGGTTGCCATGTCGAGCACCATCGAACAACTCTTCAGCCAGTGCAGCACTGTAGGCAACACACTTACCAGTACCGTGAGTGATGAGTCCACCAGCAACAGACTCAGCAATTGCCATCGTCTTGTTGTTGTGGTTGAACAGGATGTGTGGAGCCATTCGCATGATGCCACCATTACCGTCTGTCATCAATGCACAAGAGCCACCATAAGGACGCTTGTTAGATGATGCAGACAGCGCCTCGGCTGTGGTAGTGCCGATGTCAAAGCAATAGTCACGAGTACCAAACGTACCACGGTTACGCCACTGCTTGAGGTTCTGTGCAATGATGCCGGGGGCAAAGCGTTTGTATGTGAGGTAGGCATCAGCGATAGCCATTGACATAGCACCATCGTCTGTCCATTCACCGGGGCTTGTCTCATGAACACCGCCACCAACCATGTCCTTGAGTGGGTTGCCAGTGTTAGGCTCAGTAAATTCCAATGGCGCACCGAGTGCATCACCAATGAATAGACCCATGAACATACCGATAGCGTTGTTTTGATTCATTAACATTTCCTGTGCTGTCTAACATGATCCATGTTAGATGTTGAAGATGGTGTTACGTACCGGGATCGAACCGATGACCGAGCAATTATGAGCTGCCTGCTCTACCGCTGAGCTAACGTAACAGATTGCATGTCTCTCCATGCTGTCACCGATTGTCTAACAAGAAAAACCCCATAGCGGTTAAGGCCATCAACAATTACGCAGTAGCAAACTCGTCAGCAATATTCCACAACTCTGTGTTGATACGCACAGCTTCCTTGATGGAGTTGACTGGTCGAGCCTTACGCATCACACCTTCAGGGTGCTTGTCAGTGATCGAACGAATCATTGCATTACCACGAACTACACCTTCCTGAATGCGGTTGAACACAGTCCATGCATCGTAGCCTTCGTCACCAATGCGGCGAACATTCATCACATCCTTCACTGTCTGTGCCACAGCATAAGCACCCTTCGGTTGACCTGTGTAGTCAGCCCAACGGGTAGCAACACCAGCAATAGCCATATCATATGCATCGCCAGTAGTCAGTGTCAGGCTACGCATCTTGTCAATGCGTCCCATCAACTCAGGCAATGTAGCCACTGTGTTACGCAACATCTCTTCAAAGCCTGTCAACGCTTTGCTGTGGTAGATGCGAGACTGAAAACCATCACCTGCAACGATGCCATTGGAGCAGATGAAACGGAATGCACCAGCATACAGCTTCACAGAACCACTACCATCGTGAGAGTTGTACAAGATGATTTCAGGGCGAATGTCACCAGCTTCGATGATGTCATCGGTACGACTGAAGGCAATCATGTGAGCAGAATGTTGTGAGTTGGCAGTGCGGCTACGCTTTTGTGCAGCCTGTGTTGGTTGGTAGCCATAGTCTGCCATGATGGGCAGCACATCGCTGGTGTTGAGGGATACGTAACGATCAGTCAAACGGTCTGACTTGGTGGTGCTGAATGCAGCAGGAGCACGATGTTGAATCTGTGCTGGTGTCAGGATGGAGTTGTCTGCATTACGGGAGAAGATTACGTGGGCCATGATTGTTTCCTTGTGGATTGTGGCGATGTCGCCGTTGTTGGGCCTTCAGTGTAAAGGCTTTTGAAAGTTCTTGTCAAATAATGTAGGTGAAAAACCCTACGATTTAGTCGGGCTTTGCTTTCTTCACGAGTGGTGTTACCTGTGTTGATGCACTAAGATGTACTACTTCGTTCGTCAATGTGAGGCAGTAGCTATACATACCGTCAACGTGATCAAAGAAGATGATCTTGTGTGTGTCATCATCGGTAAGCCAAGGCAGCTTGATGTAGCTACGTGGCTTCACTTTGTAAAGCTCACGCACTGGCAACTGTTCGTAGTCTTCAATGTCTATTTCGCTGATCATATTCAATGTCTTTCTGTGTTGAAGCTACGCCGTCAGCATAGCCTTTGTTGTATCGGTTGTACTCATGACAACCAATGGGTGAGAAGATGTCAGCATGGTTGCTTTGTCCTCTCATACCGTGTGCCTTACCAAGCATGTAGGCGTTGTCCTGCAACTCACTCACCACGCACCTTACATAGTGCATCAGCAATCTTGTAGCAATGGCGGGACAGGGCGGCAGGGTCTTCAACTGTCACACCGCTTGCAAGCACACCCTTCATTATCTCAAGGGCGAAGTCATCACGCAGTTCACGTGGTGCTTTCTCAGCATAAGCAGGGCGACCACGGCTACGGGTTTCTTTGATTGTTTCGTCAGTCATTACGGCCTCCAGTAAAACATGTCAAGCAATAGCACTGTAATGAGTGCCAGAAGAAAGATGATGCGGCTAAGCCGTTCACGATTGGTCATGTCTGTACCTTTGTTGGTGATGGGGTAGTGTTGTCTTCGCATGATGCTGTAGAGAACAACAAAGCGAGGCAAAACACAGCAACGGGGATGTGTTTGAGCATTGTCATACGCCTTGTTCCTCTGCCATCAATGCTGCCCACTTGAGCCACATGTAACGCATACCTTGGATAGTGTGGTTGATGGCTTGGTAGTTGTCGGGAATATCACCATGCTTCCTGAACAGGGTTGAGCTACCTGTGCTACAGCCCATAGCTTGCAAACCGGATATGACACGGCGGCGAAGCAATGCTGATTCACCAGTGTATTGACTACCTGTCATCTTGTAGATGGCCTCGTCAACAGCACAGCATGAGAACTTTTCCTTGCCATATCCCTCACCATATCGTGAATGGGAAAGCAGGCATTTGTCAGCGGCGTAGTGCAACACATCTGCAACGGTGGGTTGTTTCTTTTTCATAACGGTGCATCCTCATGGTTATTGGGGTTGAACGGCGGACGCTTATGTCCGCTGTCGAGTGGGTTAGGGAAGGTAGGGAAGGGCCATGTCATTGTCGTGTCCTCACATCAATGAAGTCACGAGCACGTTCCATCGTTGGCACAGCCAACACAACGAATGTGTCAAGTACAGGGTCTTGAACGTAACACACAAGAGTATTGGTATCAACCTTTGCCTTGTATCCAAAGCCTTTCAAGTACAGAGCGATGCTGTACGCTTCCATCTGCTTACTGAAATTGTCCATGTTCATACCTTTCATAGCTACGGATACGGCTGTCTTTGTTGCTACGTTTCTCAACAAACTTGACACGGGTATCTCGTTCGTTCAGTGCCATGCATAGGGTGGTCAGGTCACAGTCTTCTTCGAGGTAGGCATACTCGCCACGGGCATAGCTGTAGCGGGTAATCTTGTCGGCAATGCCAAGGTTGACTAGCACATCTTTCCTGACTTTTCCCCAAGCGTGACCGACATCTGAGTAAACGGTGATGGTGAATGTTTTGCTCATGTTAATTGTCCTCTGTGATGCCTAGAATATCACGCAAGTCTTGGCGAAGTTGTGGGAAGTAGTCTTCATCTAAAGCAAGCAACGCCCTGTTACATAACTCTTCAAGTGCTTCAACGTGTGCCTCATTGAATTTGTCGAGTGTCATGCTGTCACCATTGCATTGTTGTGGATGGTCAAGCCTTCGCATGTCACTGACACGATGGTGTCTTTGTTGACACATCGGTAGCCTGTGTTGACTGTGTCATACACCACCAGATATTTGTCTGTGTTGACTGTGCTAACACCACCCTTCAAGTGTTTTGTCACACCGATACGACCGTTCAGTGTACGGGCTGTGCCATCTTTCTTGATGAAGGACACGGTGATGAACTTGCCATTTGATTTGGCGATGAAGTCTGAGATTTTCATATGTTTCCTTTTAGGAGGATGCTAGTCCGACGACTCAACAGCGAGTCAGTAACGCTACTGTGGTGCAATAACGTTACAAAGCGCTGTCAATTCCAGACGTTGATGTGAGAACGTTTGTTTTCGCTAACAGTCAGTGCCACTAAGCGGCCTGTCTCAATTGGATGCATACCGTACAAGTGAACGAAACTGTCATACTTGTATGGGTTGTATGTCACAGGTGTACCGTTGTAAACGATGCGCTCAATTGTCAACTCATCGTCAAGGCTACCGACCCATTGACCGACAACACCAGCATGTACATTCTTTTTACGTTCACGAAGGACACGTTGACGGCCTGCCTCTGACACCTTGAACGTGCCATCATAGATCAACACCTTGTCACTGTGTGCCACGACACGGCCCTTGTCTTTACCCTCAAGCGCTTTGATGCTGAAGCATTTACGGTGCAGATTAAAGTATACATATACTTTTAGCATAGTTTATCCTTCACAGTTGCATCACAATAATCGCCAGTGTTCATGAATGCTTGACGCATCGCTACAGCCTGTGCCATTGTGTCGTATGTGAGTATCGCTGTCTCGCCTTTGCTGGTGGTAAGGGTGAGAACGTATCTGTCACGCTGTAATTGCTCATAGTGCAAACGTGCATCTTCACGGTCAAAGCCGCCTCTACGGGTTGTATACATTGTGTGTTTTCCTATGGAAAAATTAAACGAAGTCGAAGCTGTACTCAGTGCCCGGTGTCACGACAACACCAACACCGCTACATTCAAACGCTGTCTGCATCTTCGATGCTTCACGGGCAGTGCATCCAGTGACGTACAGTGTACCGTTGAAGTATTCAATTTGAGCAAGTGGTGAAGCCTGTTTAGCTACATCATATGCATACTGTTCAAAGCATAGATTGTCCATCACATTAAGCATTTTGTTTCCTTTCAGGAGAGGCTTGATATAAACCCTGTGACACAATGTCGTTGTCCGATACTCAGCTAACGTCATATCCTGTGTCACAAAGCTTATGAAAGCCACATCATTATCTGCACCGACCCCGATGCCATGATGTGTTTCCTATGCACATTATCATCCTCATGTGCTATGAGCAGTGTAGAACGTTACGTATCTACAATTACGCTGGCCTATTTCAGGGCATGTCATGCTTTGTAGTACATGACACATCCATACTGACACCACGTTGGTTTTTTAAAGAACAATTTGTTGGTGGCGATGCACCGATGGCCTCAATTATAAAGGCTTTGCAAAAACCTTGTCAAGCGAAGGGTCTTTGCAAAACCTCCCCCGAAGGGGAAGCTTGTCTTACATCACATACTTAGCACCTGAGCCGTGTGCCACAACAGCGATTGACTTAGCCTTCACGCTGCTACCAGCACACAGGCCACACTTCTCACATGTTGTCTTCGCACCACCTTCGGCTGTAGCAGGGCACACAATTTCGCTACCACGGATAACATCATTCACATTGGCAACGATACGGAATGTACGGCGACCAAGACTCCAAGACAGCGAAGCTGAAGCAACAGACTCAACCGATTCCATGTAGAGTGATGCATCAAATGAAGCACCTTCGGTGTTGACTTGGTGACTGTAACCAGTGTGGCCCTCAGCCTCGCTGATCAACTCATTCCAGACTGACGAAGGGACAGCGGCACCGTCACCGTAGGTGCCGATTCTAACCATGCGGCCCTTACCTACAGCGGCTAAGTTTTCAGCTTTAGGGTATTTTCCAGCGACAAAACCTTTGTACACAATCACTGGCCCTTGACCAATGACAACATAGCATGAACGGTTTTTGGCAAGCTTCGCTTTTGGGTCATTGGTAGCAGTGCCACGGTGAGGACATGTGCCACAAATTGCAACGTCAGCACCAGTCTTGGATGCATCACGGGGGTCCATATCAGCACGGATGATGTAGGTCTGTATCATGTCAGCCGTTTTCGCATTTGATGACTTCGTCAATGCGATGGCAACAATCGGTGAACCATCGATGAGTGATGGGCCTTCGTATACTACGTATCCAGTGACTTTTTTCATTTGTTTACCTTTGGTAAGTGACGACAGCATCATCGCTGTCTGGCCTCAATTATATCGACTTCGAAAAACCCTGTCAAGTGTAGGGGTTTAAGCTGTCTTCGAAGCAACGAAGTTGCCACGTTGTGTAATGGTTGCATTGTCATAGCATGCTACCCATGTCAAAGCTTCGCTGCGAGTGAAGGTGTAGTGCTTTTTGGCAAAGCCATCGCCGTTAACACAAAAACCAAAGGCTTGCTTAAGCAACAAAGCGATTTCGTCTTGCATCATGTACAAAGCAATAGCGAGTGATGTGAGGGAAATGATCAAATACATTTTGTTTACCTTCGGTAAGTGACGCAGCAAAATCGCTGCATGGCCTCAATTATACAGACCTTCGAAAAACCCTGTCAAGCGAAGGGTCTTTCAAGGCTCTGCCTCAATACGTGAAGCCTATATACACAGGCTTGGTTGCCTTGATGTAGACAACTCGATTGATGTCGTCAGTGTCGATCAACTCAAACGACTTCGTCGTCCTGTCATATGCACCTTTGATGTATACAGTGTTGGCATCGGCTTTTCGTTTGACGAAGTCACCGGGCTTGACGTTTTTGAGCATGATGTTTTGCATTGTTTACCTACGGTAAGTTTGGCATGACGATGTTGTCATGGCCTCAATTATGCCGACCTTTAAATGGCCTTGTCAACTGTGGGGATATTCAACCACAATCGGTGAAGGGGCTTTGTTGTCGATGGCTTCGCATTATGCGGGCGGGTCAGGTTGTGCGGGTGGTGTTGTATACCGACCCTTCGATAGCCCCCGATGTGCTTAAAAAACAGGCACTAATCTGTCCCCGATTAAATTGATTTCCGATTTTGAATCAGTTTCTACATGCATGTAAGTCTTTGAATTCATTGAAGATCTACACATGTAGGTTAAAACGTATGCGCCTGTGCCGTATATCCTGCGCTGCGATGTATACCTATGCATGTATATGCGCGGCTGCGCTCAGGGCTGCGGGGGTGCGTGGGCCAGTGGGGGGTAGGGCGCTAGTTGTATACAGCATAGACCACAGAAGGGCTATTTTACCCTGTTAACCACAACACAATTTACACCACTCCCTATACACAATACTGTCCACACATGGCCTACACAGCCTCTACAGCTCGTTAACGATCTCAACCAAGGGCTAGGTAGCCCCACCACTCCACTACCCCCTACAGGACCATTAAAGCCTTTCCCACAACACAGCCTATGCCGCTGCGAAAATCGACCATGAAAACATTGTCTATGAAACCTATAGCACTACCTTTGTTGTTGTTTAACAACACTCTGCAAATATATCGCTTGACAAGATTTTTAGATGGTGTAAAACTACTACCTATTGGGGCTTGGGGCTATGTAGACTGTATCGTGATGCATTGAGCATAGATGATACAAGGTACATAACTCTGTGTTGAAGAACGATTATAGACAACATCAAATATTAAACACAGTCTATGTAGTCTATAAAGCCCGTCATACAAAACAAACTATGAAGGTATTGTCTATATTGGCAAACAATTTGTTTTCTTTCATTTGTTACCTCTTAGTGATATACTTCTTTGTAACTAGCCTACACCGCTATAGTAGGCAGTCTACAAAGACTATATAGAGCTATGAAACAAAACAGACTTACAGTGATTGATTATTTGTTAGATCAAAAGCACTTGTTGCTGACGAAAGAAGAAGTAGAGAATAAAGGGTTGTTTAACAGTCCACCGTATTCGATGTCAGCAAAGGTCTATATAGGTCTGTTCAAAGGGAACATCGATAACGTTCATGTTCCTCATTCAGATGTTTACTATGTAAGAACTGCTGTTGAGAAGCACACAGGGTATTACTTCCCGTTAGATGCTGTCGAAGAAGCGATGAAGACTAATGGGTGGCGCGATAGGCGCAATAGTTGGAGATATAACAATGTCAATTAAAAGAGGTAGTGAAGAGTTCAGTGGCTACAACAAGCCAAAGGCAACGCCAGATCATCCGACAAAGAGTCATGCTGTGTTGGCTAAGGATGGTGACACTGTAAAGCTTATTAGGTTTGGACAGCAGGGTGTCAAAGGCTCTCCTGATGGTAGCAAACGAAATGAAGCATTCAAGGCACGACACGCTGAGAACATTGCAAAGGGTAAAATGTCGGCTGCATACTGGGCCGATAAAGTTAAGTGGTGAACAAGCTGTAAAGCTGATATAACTAATGCAGAGGCTATGCCTCTTTTTTACATTTAAAGGAAATAACATGGCAACGACTAAGACAGAAGCACAGAAGGTTACAGAACTGCGTAAGCAAGCAATGGATAAGACATTGCCTCAAGAGGTGCGTGATATGGCTGACAAGAAGGCCAATGAAATTGAAGGACGTTCTGTTGAGAAGACAACAGGTCTGAAGCTGGCTAAGGGTGGTATGGCTAAGAAGGCTCCAATGAAGACAGCAGACAAGATGCCTATGAAGAAGCCAATGATGGCTAAGGGCGGTTCTGTTGCTAAGAAGGCTAAAAAGTAATTATGGCTAAGGCTAAGAGCACAGTGAATGCTGCTGGTAATTACACCAAGCCAGAACTTCGTAAGAAGATTGTGTCTCAGGTTAAGTCTGCTGCGACACAAGGCACAGGTGCTGGTGAGTGGTCTGCTCGTAAAGCTCAGCTTGTTGCCAAGAAGTATAAAGCTGCTGGTGGTGGGTATAAGGATTGACATGAAAGCTCCACAGAAATCTCTTAAAGATTGGACAGAGCAGAAATGGACGACTAAATCAGGTAAGCGCTCATCAGATACAGGTGAGCGTTACTTACCCGAGAAGGCTATAAAAGCTTTGACTCCTGCTGAGTATGCTGCTACTACCAAAGCTAAACGTGAAGGTAAGGCTAAGGGTAAACAGTTTGTTGCTCAACCAAAGAGCATTGCTAAGAAGACAGCTAAACACCGTTAAGGAAATACAATGGCTAAGGGATTGATGACTCCGGTAATTGAGATTGAAGACGAAGAGTATCTCATTGTTACCCCTGAAGAGAATAAAACCAACACTGAGCACACTATCAAGTTTTGGAAGCTTGGTCCTGAGAAAGACCCTTCTGACGAGCCTGATAACAACAAGCCCTATTGGGAAGACATGGCAGCGACATGGAAGCTTAGCGAAGAGGAAGCTCGTCGCCAGCGCTGTGCCAACTGTGAATACTTTGAAAACACTCCAGAGATGATGTTGGCTATGGATACCATTCCACGCAATGCATTTGACACTGGTGCTGGTGGTCGTGGATATTGCCACAAGTTTGAATTCATCTGTCACAACCTACGTAGCTGTACAGCGTGGGAATGTAAAGAGTATGAGAAAGAAGAGGACTGATATGGCTACAAAGAAACAAACAGCTAAAGTGGCTAAGGTGATGGGAGAGTTCAAAGAAGGAACTCTTCATAGTGGTAAAGGTGGCCCTGTTGTTAAAAACCCTAAGCAAGCCATTGCCATCAGTTTGTCTGAAGCTAAAGTGAAGCCTAAGAAGAAATGAACAAAGAACCAAAGATTCGTAGTGTTGGTTTGAACTTGACAGCAGGGGTTGCCAACACTATCTACACCTGTCCTGACAACTTCATTGCTAAGATGAATTTGTTATTTGTTTCCAATCATGGAGGCAATAATAAAAATATATCTATTCAATGGCATGATGTCAGTGCAGGTGGAGCATACTACATTGTAGGTGGTTATGTCTTATCTGCTAATGGTTATATAAAACTTGATGGTAGCTACCTTGTCCTCAATCCCGGTGATCATCTTGTAGTCACTCCAGAAGCTGGTAGCACTATGTCTACAACTGTCACTGTTGAAGAATATTACGAACAAGGACTTTTCTAATGGCTAAAGAACTAACAGAACAACATAAGCGCTTCCTTGAAGTGTTGTTTGCTGATGCAAATGGCAACATCAATCATGCTATGAAGATGGCAGGGTTCTCTGAAGGCTATAGCCGACGAAGCCTCACCAACTACCTCAAGGAAGAGATCATTGAAGCTACACAGCTTTACATTGCTATGGCGGCTCCAAAGGCTGCGGTGGCTATGATCAATGCTATTGACGATCCCACAGAGCTTGGCTTAAAAGAGAAGATGTCTGCTGCTAAAGACTTGCTTGACCGTGCTGGTTTGGTTAAGACTGAGAAGGTGCAAGTTGAAAGCACTGGCGGCATTATGGTGTTGCCTGCGAAGGAACGCGAGGAAGATTGATGGCTGATGCTACTGTGGACACGTTCGATTTTGGCTTAGGTGTCTTCATACTTCCACAACCTGCACAGTCTGCTGAGTATGTTAAGATACCAAGACTAGCCCGTACTATTCCTTTTGGTTACAAGATTGATGAAGAGGATGATGGATGGCTACAACCTGTAGCGCTTGAGCTTGAAGCGCTTGAAAAAGCTAAGAAGTATTTGAAGCAATACAGTTCAAGACAGGTAGCGGCATGGTTGACCACTGTGACGGGTAGAGAGATAAGTCATGTTGGTCTTTTAAAACGTATAAAGAATGAACAGTCCCACAAACGCAAATCCTCTACTTATCGAAAGCTTGCCGACGGGTACGAAAAAGCCCTTAAGAAAGCGGAAGAGTACGAAGAAAGACTCGGCACCAAAGACGGAAGCTTCTTCGATAGTGATCGATACGTCAAACTTAAACAATACTTCACAGCCTCCGCTGATTGAAGTTGTTCAGCCTATACGTGACAATGTAATCTTCAAGCCCAATCCCGGCCCACAAACAAACTTCCTAGCCGCCTCAGAGCGTGAAGTGTTGTATGGTGGTGCTGCTGGTGGTGGTAAGAGCTACGCCATTCTTGCTGACCCTCTACGCTACATTGCCCATCCACAGTTCTCTGGACTCATTCTTCGTCACACGACAGAGGAATTGCGAGAACTCATTTGGAAATCGCAAGAGATGTATCCGAAGATATATCCCGGCATCAAGTGGTCAGAGAGAAAGATGCAATGGCAGCATCCAAGTGGGGGTAAGTTGTGGATGTCCTACCTTGACCGTGACGAAGACGTGATGCGTTATCAGGGTTTGTCGTTCTCCTACATCGCTTGGGACGAGTTGACGCAGTGGCCTACTCCGTTTGCCTACAACTATATGCGTTCTCGTCTGCGTACTGCTGCTCCAGACCTGCCTGTATTCATGAGAGCCACTACCAACCCCGGTGGTCCCGGTCATCAATGGGTTAGGAAGATGTTCATTGTGCCTGCACCATCTGGTAAGAGCTTCTATGCCACCGATGTTGAGACAGGAGAGACACTGGTTTACCCCAAAGGGCACAGCAAAGAAGGTTTGCCGCTGTTCAAGCGTAAGTTTATCTCGGCTAAGCTGGCTGATAACCCCTATTTGGCTGAGTCTGGTGACTACGAAACCATGTTGTTGTCTCTACCGGAGCACCAACGTAAGCAATTGCTTGAAGGAAACTGGGATATTGCAGAAGGTGCAGCGTTTTCTGAGTTCAATAGAGCCATTCACGTAGTAGATCCCTTCATTATCCCCAGTAGTTGGCCTAGATTTAGGTCGGCTGACTACGGATACGGTAGCTATAGCGCTGTATTGTGGTTTGCTGTAGCGCCCGATGATAGTTTGGTGGTGTATAGAGAGCTTTATGTCAGTAAAGTGCTGGCAGAAGACCTTGCTGTAATGGTAATGCAGGCCGAAGATGGTGAAAAGATACGTTATGGTGTGCTGGATAGCTCATGTTGGCACAAACGTGGTGACACTGGACCCTCTATTGCTGAACGAATGATCATGAAGGGTTGTCGCTGGCGACCTGCTGACCGTTCTGCTGGTAGTCGCATCGCAGGTAAGAACGAAATTCATCGTCGGCTACAAATTGAACCCATGACAGAGCAACCTCGTATTGTTTTCTTCAATACCTGTACACAAATTATTGCTGATCTTCCTACGTTGCCTATCGACAAGACAAACTTGGAAGACATCAATACTAAAGTTAGTAATGACCACACCTATGATGCATTGCGTTATGGGGTTATGAGCCGTCCACGTAGTGGATTGTTCGACTTCGATCCTATGTCGCAAAACTCTGGTATGCCTGTGTCCGATCAGACATTTGGTTATTAAATCAGCACATGTTATACCTTTATTTATAATCTGGAACACTTATGGCACTCATTGATAAACCATCCAACGACAAGACGTTAGCGCTTGACGACACAAATAAACCTGACGACTTGCTTATTGGGTCAGGACTAATCTCTTTCATTGAAAAGCGATATACCAAGTCTGAAGAGTCTCGTCGTGCTGATGAAGATCGTTGGCTCCGTGCCTATCGCAACTATCGTGGTCTGTATGGTCCCGATGTTAAGTTCACTGACACCGAGAAGAGCCGTGTATTTGTTAAAGTGACAAAGACTAAGACGCTTGCAGCATATGGTCAGATTACAGATGTGTTGTTTTCTAACAACAAATTCCCTTTGAGTATTGATCCATCTGTTTTACCTGAAGGCGTAGCAGAAGATGTCCATTTCGATCCTAAGCAGCCAGCTAAAGAAACACCACAGATTCCATTTGGTGAAGAAGGCTCTGCTGCTATTGGTCAAGACTTTGACTTGGATAAGCTTGAGGAAATGCTTGGTGCATTGAAGGATGATCTTAAAGACATCCCCGGTTTGAAAGAGGGTGTTGGTGCATCACCTACTTCTGTCACTTTCAGCCCTGCTATGGTGGCTGCTAAGAAGATGGAGAAGAAGATTCATGACCAGCTTGAAGAGAGTGGTGCGAGTAAACATCTCCGTGCTTCAGCTTTTGAGATGGCATTGTTCGGTACAGGTGTGATGAAGGGTCCGTTTGCCATCAACAAAGAATATCCAAACTGGACAGAAGACGGTACATACAAACCAACAATCAAAACTGTACCAGAAGCTTCGCATGTTTCCATCTGGAACTTCTATTGGGACCCTGATGCTAACAATACTGAAGAGTGCCAGTATGTTATTGAGCGTCACAAGATGTCGCGTACACAACTTCGTGCTTTGAAGCGCCGCCCTCATTTCCGTAAGAGCGTCATTGATGAACTCATTGACCAAGGCGAGACATATACCAAGAAGTATTGGGAAGATGACCTGCGTGACTACGCTCCCAACTTTGCTGTTGAGCGCTTTGAGGTATTGGAGTATTGGGGTAACGTTGACATTGACTTGCTTGAAGAGAATGACATTCAAATCCCTGAAGCATTTAAAGATGGTGATGAATTACAAGCCAATATCTGGTACTGCAACGGTAAGATTATTCGTTTGGTGTTGAACCCATTCAAGCCCTCTAAGATTCCGTACTATGCTGTTCCTTATGAACTCAATCCATACAGCTTGGCTGGTGTTGGTGTTGGTGAGAACATGGATGATACACAGACATTGATGAATGGTTTCATGCGTATGGCTGTAGACAACGCTGTGTTGTCAGGCAACCTCGTCTTTGAAGTTGATGAAACCAACCTTGTCCCCGGTCAAGATATGTCGGTCTATCCCGGTAAAGTGTTTCGTCGTCAAGGCGGTGCTCCCGGTCAAAGCTTGTTCGGTACAAAGTTTCCTAACGTGTCGCAAGAGAATATGCAGTTGTTTGACAAGGCTCGTCAGCTTGCTGATGAATCGACAGGTATGCCGTCATTCGCACATGGTCAAACTGGCGTGAGTGGTGTTGGTCGTACAGCGTCAGGCATCTCTATGCTGATGAACGCTGCTGGCGGCTCTATCAAGACAGTGATTAAGAACGTTGATGACTACTTGCTTTCTCCACTCGGTAAAGCCTTCTTCAACTTCAACATGCAGTTTGATTTCGATCCAACCATCCGTGGTGACTTGGAAGTCAATGCACGTGGTACAGAAAGTTTGATGGCTACTGAAGTGCGTAGTCAGCGACTGATGCAGTTCTTGCAGATTGTTACTAACCCTGCACTGGCTCCGTTCGCTAAGATGCCTTATATCATTCGTGAGATTGCTAAGTCGATGGATCTGGATCAAGACAAGGTGACTAACAACATGGATGAGGCTGCACGTCAAGCTGTATTGATGGGGCCACCTCCTGCGCCTGCTGGCGCTGCTGCTGGTACTCCACCTGTACCGGGTGCTGGCGTAGCTGATATGACTGGTGGTGGTGCTGGCAATATCGGTGTTGGTGCTGCTCCTGCCCCACAAGAGCAGGGGTTTTCAGGTAACATCCAACAATGATGATTAAGACATGTACAAGATGCAACTCTCAAAAGGAGTTGTTTCACTTTGCTCAGAGAAAAGCAAGTAAGGACGGCCTTAATTCTGCTTGTAAAGAATGTGTAACATTGTATAGGCAGTCTAAGAAGGCTAGTATCTCTGAGTACAACAAAGTGTATAGAGAGAAAAACAAAGACTTCTTAATAGAGAGATGTAGAGAGTGGAGAGGCGAGAATGCTGAACAAGTAATTCTATACAAAAGACACTACAGAAAAGCTGAACCACTCAAGCATTCGGTATGGGATGCAAATAAAAGAGCAAAACGACTGAAGCGTTTTCCTGCATGGCTCACTGAAGAAGACAAGCGGTCTATATCAAACATCTATGAGGAAGCAAAAAAACTTAGCGCGATTACTGGTATTAGTTACCAAGTAGACCACATCGTGCCTTTATTGGGTAAGAACGTTAGTGGATTACATGTTCCTTGGAATCTGCAAGTGTTGACAAGTTTTGAAAACAATATTAAGAACAACAAATTTTACGAGGATATGATTCAATGAGCAAACCTTTTCTGCCAAAACTCAAGGGTATGCTCAACAGTCCTCATATGTGGGATGCCTTTGTTGAGAAACTTGACTACGACATTGAGCAACACCAACGCAAGTTGGAACAGGCTACAGATTTGAATGAAGTGTTTAAGGCACAAGGTGCCATTGCTGCATTACGGCAGCTAAAGTATTTGAAAGATGAGATCAATCATGCAGGCTGAAATGAATAAACTATTTGCCGAAGGTGGCATGATGCAGGACGGTGGAACAGTCGATCCTGTTTCCGGCAATGAAGTTCCTGTTGGTGCTATGAAAGAAGAAGTACGTGATGATATTCCTGCACAGCTTAGTGAGGGCGAGTTTGTCTTTCCCGCTGATGTAGTCAGATTCATTGGTTTGCAAACATTGATGAAGCTGCGTGATAAGGCTAAGACTGGTCTTCAGAAGATGAATGATATTGGTCAGATGGGTAATGCCGAAGAAGTACCTAACGGTGAAGCTTTGTTCGGTGGTGAAGAAATGGATGATGAGATGTTCTCTTCTGAGATTGATTCTCTTATGGGTGAGATGGAGTAAGACATGGCAGATGCTTCTAATATAAGCAAGCTGTCTCAGCAAATCTTAGGTCAAGGGATCTCAGATAAATGGCAGGGTCAAGGTCATGGTTCAGCTAAAGCTAATGCTGATGATATGGCTAAGATTCTTGATGGTATTGGTATCACTGACATTAAACAGTTTGGTAATGTTTCGCAATACGCAAAAGCAGAAGCCAGAACTGGTGAGGACGGCAAGCAAGTTTATGGAACTATGCAGGCTGAGTGGCAAGGTAGTGGTGAAGATGGTGGCTATGTAGAAGTCTTTGTTCCTATTGCAGATCAGTCGAAGGTAATTATTAAAAATGGTGAACCTGTTTTTGATACAGGACAGAAAGCTTTTGGTAATACAGTAACGGGTCAAGTTGTTCCAAATACATATGCCGAGCGTCAAACTGAAAACGCATGGGGTGGTACATTTGCTGGTAAAGGCAACACCGGATACCGTGTTGATTTCTCAACAGGACAACCAATCTTTTATACTACCGCAGCTAGTAGTAACAGTCTTGTAAACATGATCGGTGACAATAAGCTACTTGCTATTGCTGCCAACGTTGCTGCTGCGTTTTATGGTGGGCCCTTGGGCACCGCTGCATTGCAGGCTGCTCAGGGTAAAGACATTGGTGATATTATTAAATCTGCTGCTCTCACTTATGTTGGTGGACAAGTTTCTGGTGCAGTATCTGGTACTGAATCAGTCGTTGATATGCTTGGACAAGCTGGTGCAAACATAGCAGGTAAAGTTGCTGGCGCTGTTGTCACAGGTCGTGATCCTGTAACTGCTGCCATTAGTGGTGGTGTGGGTACGATGGCTGGTGAGAGTGTGGGGCTTACAGGTGATATGGCATCGACTATCGGTACATCGGTAGTCAGTGGTGTCGCTGCTAGTCTTCGTGGTCAAGACGTTACAGATGCAATGGTTGCTGGTGCTGTTACGGGTTACCTGAGTAATAGTAAAGATATTAAAGGACTTAAGAAAGCCTCGGATGAAGATCTTGCTGCTGGTTTAGATCCAGCTTTTGGTTCTAATGGTGCATATGATGGGTTCATGCAAGGAGCAATGGGTCCAGATGCTATGTCAGCTATCGAAGATAGTATTACAAATGCAAGTGACAATGCTAATGCATTTGATGCCACTGCAAATGAAGGCTCACTCACTAAGACTGTCAGTGATGGTAGCTTACTTTCAACAGTTGGTGATGCTGCATCGAAAGTATTTACTGGTATGTCAGGTGCTGATGCTGTGAAGGCTGGTGTTCTAACAGGGCTTGCTACAACAACAACTAAATCAAATGATCTTACTGTAGGTGGTGGTTTAGGTAGTCGAACAACTACCGCTAATACATCTACTCTGAATCTAAATCAAGATGATATTTACAAGGATGCACCTATTAAGGGTTATCACATGAAGCAGAATGCTGAAGGACGATATATTCCTTACATTGGTGATAGGGCTTTGTTAGCTAAAGGTGGTTTTGTTAGTAAGCGAAACTAAGGTATACTATGAATACCAGAATCTGTGACGGGCAGATTGGTACTAAACAATAACCCGTCATCATTGGCTACCTGACTCCGGGACAATAATGTCTCCTACAGCGCAGCCCCAACTTAAAAGGTATTTATGACTGAAGTAGTCTTGGAACAAAAGCAACAAACCGTTGCAGTCGCACCATTTGGTAAACGCAATACTAACCGTGAGCGAATTGAACGTGAAGAAGAAGAACTGAAACAACTCACTGAAGGTAAGGTTGATCCTACACCACCTGCGGATGAACCCGCAGATGATGACAGCAATCTGACCGCAGAAGAGAAAAGCTTTAAGAAGCGCTACGGTGATCTTCGTCGTCATTCTCAACAACAACAAGTAACGTTGCAGAAACAAATTGATGAGTTGCGTAGTCAGCTTACTCAGTCTACCGAGAAACAAATTAAGATGCCTACCAGTGAAGACGAACTGGCTAAGTGGGCAGAGACATATCCTGACGTGGCAAAGATTGTAGAAACAATTGCCATCAAGAAAGCCAAAGAACAAACCGCTTCAATTGAAGAGCGCTTTAAAAACTTGGATGAGCGTGAGCGATTGACAGCCCGTGAGAAGGCTGAGCTTGAACTCATGAAGATTCATCCAGACTTTGACACCATCCGAGATACTGATGATTTCCATAACTGGGCAGAAGAGCAACCTAACTGGGTGCAACAGGCTCTATACGAGAACGATACAGATGCTCGTTCTGCTGCTCGTGCCATTGATCTGTATAAGATTGATCGTAATATTACTAAGGCGAAGTCGAAGAAGGAAGACACTTCTGCTGCCGAAGGTGTACGTACCCGTAGTGAGCGATCAGCCCCAACAGGTAAAGATACCGAAGGTGTAATTTATGAGTCGCAAGTACAGAAGATGACTAGCAAGCAGTACGAAGCGAATGAAGAAAAGATCAACGCAGCTATGCTGAGTGGTAAATTTATTTACGATTTGAGTAGCGGCGCACGATAATAGTTGACACGGGCTGAAAAAGTCTGGTATAACTTTCAACAGAGCAAGATAGTTGTAACTTATATAGCTATCTTCTCTGTTAAACGTTGAACTGTTATAGCTCTATTGCCGACGATAGCTTCGTCCACCAACAGTGCATTTAAGGTTCGACATTGGTAAAGCGACAGAGACAGTAGTTTCTTGTTGCTGTTAGCGCAAAACGTTAGTAAGCAGACAACCTAGTTGATCTAGCCTATACGAATACCTTAATAGCTAGTGGGTATTCTTATACACCTAGAAGATACAGCCCTGTGGACTTTGTTAGCGTATGTTTTATATGTATGCCAATATATCTATAGGAGATTTTTAAATGGCTTTTCCTTCCGCACCCGGCTACGGCAATTTGCCCAATGGTAACTTCAGTGCCGTAATCTATTCCAAAAAAGTACAACTTGCTTTCCGCAAGTCGTCTGTTGTTGAAGACATCACCAACAATGACTACTTCGGCGAAATCGCTCAAATGGGCGACAGCGTTAAAATCATTAAAGAGCCAGAAGTTTCGGTTCAGCCTTACAAGCGTGGTACACAAATCACTGCTCAAGACTTGGACGACGAAGACTTCACCTTGGTGATTGACCAGTCGAACTATTTCGCATTCAAGTCTGATGACATCGAAGCTGCTCACTCGCACGTGAACTTCATGCAAATGGCTACTGACCGTGCTGGCTATCGCCTGCGTGACCAGTATGACCAAGACGTGTTGGGCTACTTGTCCGGTTACACCCAGTCTGCTTTGCATGCCAACGCTGACACTGCTCGTACCACTGCTCCCGGCACCAAGGCTGTTGCCTCTGCTGGCGCTGACGAGCTGTTGACCAGCATGAAGCTGATCAAGTCTAGCTTCGGTAACATCACTACAGGTTCTGCTGGTGATCATTCCATTCCTTTGGCTCCACGCCTGTCTGGTGCAACCACAATGCCTACCGCTACTGCCTCACCTTTGATGGTGATCGCACGTATGGGTCGTCTGTTGGATCAGCAGTTCGTTGATACCCAAGGTCGTTGGTTGGTCGTTGACCCAGTGTTCGTTGAGATGTTGAAGGACGAAGACAGCCGTCTGTTGAACGCCGACTTCGGTGGTTCCGGTCTGCAAAACGGTTTGGTCATCAACAACCTGCACGGTTTCCGTATCTATGTGTCGAACAACCTGCCTAAGATTGGCACTGGTCCCGGCACTGCTGGTACAGCTAACCAGAACGCCAACTTCGGTGTGATCGTTGCTGGTCAAGACGCTGCTGTGGCAACTGCTCAGCAAATCAACAAGACTGAGACTTACCGCGATCCCGACAGCTTTGCTGACATCGTGCGTGGTATGCATCTGTACGGTCGTAAGATCTTGCGTCCAGAAGCCATCGTGACTGCGAAGTACAACGTGGCCTAATGAAACAGGGGAAGCTTAAAACGCTTCCCTGTTTCTACATCAATCATCTTTCATTAAAGGAAATCTAAAATGGCTATCGTTCAATCTGTTCGTTACGCTCCTGTTCTCGTTGAGAAGGTCGTGACTTTGGGTGGCGCTTCTGCTACCACCGTTGGTATCTCTGTTCCTGCTGGCACTACTGTGTTGGCTGCTGGTTTTCAGAACTTCACCGTTGTTCCTGACGTTACAACTTATACATTGGATGTCACTGATGGCACTACTGTGTTTGCTAACGACTTGAACTTTGACAACACTGCTGCTAACACCAACAAGGGTGGCGTTACTCCCGGCTTTATCGCTGCTGCTGACACCATCGACGTTGTGACTACCATCTCTGGTACACCCGGTGCTATCACTGGTCGTGTGTGGGCTGTGGTGGTTGACTGCTCTAAGAGCGCTCAAGCTGCTGAAGAAGTTGACCGCGATCAACTGGCTTAATCGCTAATATCTTCATGGGGTGGGTTGTAAAAGGCTCACCCCTTTCTTGCTTATAAACTATGTCAACATACATCTCCTTAACAAATGAATTGCTGCGACGAATGGGTGAGGTCGTTATGGACCCCACTGAATTCGATGGTGCGCGTAACGTGCAGGCGTTGGCTAAACAGGCCATCAATTCATCTGTTAGAGAGTTGATGCATTCTGCACAAGAATGGCCTTTTGCACTCGTTACATATTCTCAAACACTTGCCACTGATGGCACATCTAATTATAACTTTCCAGCAGACACATCCAGTGTTGATTGGGAATCGTTTTATTTGAAACAGATAATTGCAGGTAATAACGAACCACGGCGTTTGCCTGTATTGTCTTATCCAGAGTACTTGGATACTCGTCGTCCTATTGATGACGCTGCTGGTGCTGGTGGTTACGGTCCTACAGAAGCTGTAGTTCAAACACAAGAAGGTAAGTTTAGTGTCACACCACGTGCTGATCAAGCCTACGTCATCGAATACAAATACTGGTCATTCCCTGTTGATATGGCAGAGTCCACTGATACCTGTATTGTTCCTAGCCGCTTTGACAGCGTTGTCATTGATGGTGCTATGACATACATGATGTTGTATCGTTCTAATGAACAAAGCGCTAACTTGCATCGTGATAGGTTTGAGCAAGGTATTAAGACAATGCGTCGATTGTTGATGGATGAGCCATTGGTTATGCGTTCGACAATGATTGTTCAGTCGCGTACATCACAACGAGTTGCATAATGGCAGATAGAATCTTAGGCTACAAAGTAACATCGATTGGTGGCATGAACACCAACCGTGATGTATTGTCACAGGGCGAACAAGAGCCGGGATCGGCTACACAACTTATCAACTACGAACCATCTACATCGGGTGGCTATCGTCGTGTAAGTGGTTATGCTAACAACTACGGCACTGTAGCTGGTACAGGTAGTGTGTTGGGTGTTGCTGTTGCTGAAAACATTAACGATGCCATCTTTGCGTGTCGCAAACCTTCTACAGGCACAAACTATTTCTATAGGTGGAACACTGCTACTTCAGCATGGGTGGCTATCACAACTCCCGGCACAGTCACTATGACTGGTGTGAAGAAAGTCAGGATGATTCGCTACAACTGGATTTCTAGTAAGTTGTTCTTGACAGATGGTATTAACCCGGCTGCAACATATGATGGTACAACCTATACACAGGTCACACATGCCAACGCACCTAACTCTCCTAAGTTTGCTTCTTCTTTTAAGAATCACATGTTCTTGGCTGGTGACCCATCTGAACCGTTCAATCTCTATTTCTCTGCACCACTTAATGAGACAGATTTCAGTCCAGCCAATGGTGCAGGTGTTATTAACGTAGGCTTTGAAATTGTACAGATTAAGCCTTTCCGCGATACTCTTTACATCTTCGGTAAGAATGCTATTAAAGCATTGGTCGGTACAAACATTGCTGACTTCGTAGTTAGTGAAGTCACTACCAATTTGGGATGTATTGCTTCAGATAGTGTGGTAGAACTTGGTGGTAATCTGTTGTTCTTAGGACCGGATGGTTTTAGACCAGTGGCAGGTACAGGTAATATCGGTGACGTTGAACTCGAAACAATCTCTAAGCAGATTCAGTTTACCATTACTGCTATTTTGAAAGAACTTGTTGCTGATAACCTTGACCCTGACTTATTGACTTCAATAGTTATTAGGAAGAAATCTCAGTTTAGAATGTTCATTCCTACTGCTGGTACATTTGGTTTACTTGGTGGTCTGAGACAGCGTGATGGTGGTTTTGGTTTTGAGTATAGTCAGTTGTTTGATTTTCCAGCAACATGTGCGTCGAGTGGTTATGTAGGTGTGGATGAGATTGTCATTCATGGTGATGCTAATGGTAAGGTACATAAGCAAGAAACAGGATCGTCCTTTGATGGACAACCAATATTGTCTGTTTATCAAACCCCATACTACTACTTTGAAGATCCTACCATCCGTAAGAACTTCTACAACTTGACAACATTCTTGCGAAGCGAAGGTTCTACAACAATCTCATTGGGTGTATCGTATGATTTTGAAGACAGTCAAAACGTTTTCAATCCTGCCAACTACACAATGACAACAAGTGGTGCTGCTGCTTACTATAACGAAGCTGTGTATGATGCTGCTGCCATTTTTGATGGCAACCCTTCACCAGTAGAGAAGATAAATATCGAAGGCTCTGGTTTCTCCATAGCTTTCAAATATGTGACAAACGATACAAATGCTAGTCACACTGTTCAGGGATTGGTGATGAACTACTCCATGAACGATAGACGATAAGGAATAACATGACAGGTTACGTAAGACAATCTGCTGCTGACATCGTACCAACGGCTGTTGTACGGGCTGCACCAATCAACAATGAGCTTAATGCTCTTCGTGATGCTTTCTCCTCCACTGGTGGTCATAAGCATGACGGCACTGCTGCTGAAGGCCATCCTGTTCCCTTGATCGGTGACAGCGATATGCTGAATAAGATTGCTACCGATACAACTAATAACCGTCATGGTGTATTTGTTGAAGTTGGTGGGGTTGCCGTTGAACAAGTTCGTTTCCAAGATGGTGTTATTGTTCCAGTTACTGGGAATGACATTGACCTCGGTACTAATGCATTACAGTTTAAAGACCTGTACATTGATGGCACAGCAAACATTGATAGCTTGATTGCTGATACTGCTGACATCAATGCAGGCACTATTGACAACACTGTTGTTGGAGCGACAACACCTGCTGCTGCTACAGTTACTAACCTGACAGTCAATACCGCAGCAACAATTGCTTCTGCTGACATCAACGCAGGTACAATTGATGGTGCTGTCATTGGTGGTGCTGCTGCACAGGCCATCACAGGTACTACCGTCACAGCCACTGTAGGTTTTGCTGGTAACTTGACAGGCAACGTCACAGGCAACACTGCTGGTACACATACTGGTCCTGTTGTTGGCAACGTCACAGGCAACTTGACAGGCAACGTCACAGCCTCTAGCGGTTCTTCCACTTTCAATGATGTAGTCATCAACGGTGGCTTGAACATGAATGCTGGCACTGCTGCCACCATTACCAATCTGTCTACACCAACCAATGCTGGTGATGCAGCCACTAAGGGTTATGTAGATACATCGATTAGTAACTTGGTTGCCTCTGCTCCAGCTACATTGGATACACTCAACGAGATTGCTACAGCATTAGGTAACGATCCTAACCTGTCCACAACACTCACCAACTCTATTGCTACTAAGCTTCCGTTAGCTGGTGGCACTATGACTGGTGCCATTACTATGGGCACTAACAAGATCACTGGTCTTGGTACTCCTACAGCAAACCAAGATGCAGCAACAAAGGTCTATGTAGACAATGCTGATGCTTTGAACCTGCCAAAAGCTGGCGGCAATATGACTGGTGCTATTGCGATGGGTAGCAATAAGATTACTGGTCTTGGTACACCTACTGCTGACGGTGATGCCACTACCAAAGTGTATGTTGATAACATATTGGGTAGTGCTACCGCTGCTGCTGCCTCTGCCGCCTCAGCCGCAACTTCTGCTTCCAATGCAGCAACATCTGAAACCAATGCTGGTAACTCAGCCTCTACAGCCTCTAGCGCTGCTGCGAGTGCTGCTGCCAGCTATGATAGCTTTGATGATCGTTACCTTGGTTCTAAAGCTTCAGCACCTACTGTAGACAATGATGGCAACACTTTGTTGACTGGTGCTATCTACTGGAACTCCACCTCAAACAACTTGTTTATATGGACAGGTTCTGTGTGGACAAGTGCTGCATTCACTGCAAGTGGCTTCTTAGTTAACCTTAATAATCTCTCTGATGTATCTGATGTTTCTATAGCTCGTACTAATTTAGGTTTAGGTACAGCAGCCACTACAGCTAGTACGGCCTATGCCACTGCTGCTCAAGGTACTAATGCTGATACTGCTTTGCAGCCTGCTGCTATTGGTGTGACTGTGCAGGGTTATGATAGTGATCTTGCTGCCTTTGCTTTGAAGACAGCACCAACAGGTGATGTTGTTGGTACAACAGATTCTCAGACACTTACTAACAAAACTATCAACATTGCAAACAACACACTCACGGGTGTACAATCTACACTGGTTAGTGGTACAAACATCAAAACTATCAATGGTAGTTCTGTATTGGGTAGCGGTGATCTAACAGTTGGTGGATCAGGTTACATTGTCAAAACAACAGACTATACAGCTATTGCTGGAAATAATATCTTAGCAAATACAACTGGTGGTAGTTTTGTAATCTCACTTCCTGCTTCACCAGCAGTTGGAAACTTAGTTAATATCATGGATGCTGGTGGAGCATTCAGTATAAACGCGCTTACTATTGCGCGAAATGGTAATACTATCATGTCCCTTGCCGAAGATATGTACGCATCAACTAATGGCGCGGCATTTGGACTTGTGTATAATGGATCAACTTGGAGAATCATCTAATGAGTAATATTTCAACATATTCGAGTACAAACCTGAATCCTTTTACTGGTGTATTCGGCACCGGTCGGGTCCAGTTCTTTACAGCAAGCGGCACCTTTACTGTGCCAGCGGGGGTCAGTGCCGTCCGTGTGCGGGTATGGGGTTCTGGTGGTATTGGCGCTAACGGGGCGTATGGCGGCATGTTGGCTGGGGGTGGTGCCGGTTTTTCGATGAAAACCATTACTGGCCTAACACCCGGTGGAACCGTGGCTGTGACAGTCGGCACCAGCGGCTCCGCCACCTCCAGCTTCGGCGCTTATTGTTCTGCAACTGGTGGCGGAGGTGCGGGCGCTTATAACTCTGGCAACGGAGGCACCGGCTCTGGGGGCGACATCAACACGACCGGCGGCAACGGCGGCACGTACGGTAACACCAACATGGGTTGCGGCGGCGGGGGTGCAGCTTCAATGTTTGGAGACGGCGGGCGGGGTGGCTCAAGCACAACTTATAACGGGTTTTCTGCTCCCGGTGGCGCTGGTGGTGGAGCCGGAATTAACGGGGGCACACCCTTCGGCGGTAGCGGTGGCAGCGGTTTTACCGGAAGCGGAGGGGCACCTGTTGTACAAACCGGAACGGGTGTGACTATGAGTCAACTAAATGGTGCAATTGGCACTGTTGCTGGTTTGGATTTTATTGGAACTGGTGGAGGTGGTGGGTCCACACCCAACGTAGGCTGTGCCGGTAATGGCTCTAACGGCGGTGGTGGGGGCGGGGCTTATTCCAACGCCTATTGTGGTGGTGGGGGTTTTCCGGGTGGTGGTAGTGCAAATACTGCTGCTGGTACGATGGGTCGCGGTTTTGTAATTGTGGAGTACTAAAATGAAAAACATTCGTGTTGTCGAAAATATTGTTCAAGAGATCTTCGTTCCTCACGGCGGCTTTGAGTTGGCCGACTGCTTTACCCCAGAGGTAGTAGCTATGTTTGAAACTGCTCCCGACAACGTCGAGCAAGGCTGGATCAAGCATGCAGACGGCTCGTTCACTGCTCCAGTTATTCCATCCATCCCAGTAGTCACACCAGAGTAAAGGTAGACCATGTTCCCAAGTTATTCATTAGGCTGCGTTGCCAATCTGTTTTCAAAGCAGATGCACTTCGCCAAAGCCGGAGATGTTGAACAAGGCCATGTGCATCAGTTCGATCATCTCACACTCTTGGCGGCTGGATCGCTGCGTGTCACAGTCAATGGTAAAACCAACGACTTCAAAGCACCACAGATGATTTTCATCAAAGCAGAATACAACCACGAACTTGTGGCTTTAGAAGACAATACCGTTGCTTACTGCATTCATGCTTTGCGCGACAAAGATAGCGGAGATATCTTGGACCCAACGATGATTCCTGAAGGTGTTGATCCTCTCACAATCGCGCAACCTGTTTGCGTAATCTAATTATTGGAGTAACCAATGTCGGACATCATCGATCCAGTCGAGTACGGCAAACTAATCAGCACCGTAGACAACCTCACTAAGAAGGTTGATAGTATGGATGCTGACATCAAAGAGTTGTTACAACTAGCTAACCAAAGCAAGGGCGGTTTCTGGATGGGTATGACTATAGCATCCATCTTCGGTGGTGTGCTTACATTCATCGCTGAACGGATGCTGCGGTAATGTTGTTAGAACTTGCAGCATGTAACGCAGCCTTTGCTGTCATTAAAGAAACAGTGCAGAACTCTGGTGACATTATGTCAGCAGGGCAAGCACTGTTTTCCTACTTTGATAATGAAGCCTCTTTGCAGAAAAGACTGAATAAGAAATCAGGCTCTACTGTCAATACAGACTTGGAAGAGTTTGCTGCACTAGAACAAATCAAGAATCAGAAGGCTGAGCTTGAGCAGTTGATGAACTATCACGGTAGGGCTGGTTTGCTTGATGACTGGAGAATGTTTCAAGCTAAAGCTGCAAAGCGTAGAGAAGAACAGAAACGTGAAGATGCACGTGCGAAAGTAATACGTGCTAAGAAGATGATCAATGCTTTCTGGTATACATGCTTAGCTGTTGTACTTACTTGTTCTATTTACTTTGGTGTACTCGTCTTTGAATTGTTTAGGAATAGATAATGAGTAAACGACTTGAAGAATCTTCTGCATATAACCAGTTTGATTTAGATCATGATGGTATTGTTACTGACGTTGAAATCGAACGCAGTGACAAGATATTGCAGATTGAGAACATGGATAAGCTGGCAGATCAGCAACGCATTATGGCATGGGCTGCATTGTTCTTGCCGTTCCTGCTCATCGTATTGCTTGCATCAGGTCTTGTTGAAGCTAACAAAATTCCCTTGATTGTTGGATTGGCTACAACATTCTGTGCTTCTATGGGTACAGTTGTTGTTGCATTCATGGCAGCAACAGCATACGTTCGTGGTAAGATGTCGGACATTCCAAATACCAACTTTTCTCAATCCCCATTAAACAGACCACTACCGCCACCTCCGATGCCTAGACAGCAAGGACCAATGCTATGAACTACTTATCAATTGGTATAGCCATCACCGCATTCTTTACTGGTTTCACTGTTCAAGGATGGAGAATGGATGCTGTCATCGCAGACATTGAGACAGCAAATGCTGCTGCATTAACTATTGCAACATCACAGTCTTTGGAAGAAGCTACACGTTTACAAGGAAAGAAAGAAAATGCTCTTAGATTTGCCCAAGCACAAATGCGTAAGAATGCTGTTGCTGCCGATGCTGCTCGTATTGAGCTTCACAGGGTGCGTGTCGAAGCCGACCGTGCTAGTGCCGCCATCCCCACAGCTACCTGCACCTCCGTTAGAAACTATGCAGCAGCCGCAACGTCCGTATTCGGAGAGTGTTCAGTTGCTCTTGAAGACATGGCAAGAAAAGCTGACGGACACGCCCTTGATTCAAAAGCATTGATGAGTGCTTGGCCTGACAACAAGGAAAAGAAATGACAATGTTGACTAACAACTTCTCGTTACATGAGATGATTAAGAGTGAGACTGCTTCACGCCGAGACATGGATAACACACCACAGAGTGATGACATTGTGCAGAACTTAACCACTCTGTGTGAGCAAGTGTTGCAACCATTGCGTGATGTATATGGTGTTGGTATTAAGGTCAACAGTGGCTATCGTAGCCCTGACGTTAATGCTGCTGTTGGTGGTAGTCGTACTAGCGATCACTGCAAAGGTCAAGCTGCTGATATTGAGATTCCCGGTGTTGCCAATGCAGACCTTGCACAATATATCGCTGACAACTTTGACTACACACAAATCATTCTTGAGTTCTACACACAAGGTATTCCCGATAGTGGTTGGGTACACGTTAGTTATGATGTCAACAACCTGAAGAAACAAGTGATGACAGCAGTGAAACAAAATGGTAGAACTGTATATCTGCCCGGTATCGTGGCATAATAGGAAAACATATGGCTGAAAGCTTTACATCAAAACAAAAAGAAATCGTCGCACGTAAGATGGGCTATGATGGTCCTATGCAAATGTTTGACGAGTTCTTGTCTGCATCACCTTCTGATGCACAGAAGTATTCTGCCATTACTTCTAAGTTTGCAGAGCGTATGGCTAAGGGCGGTATGGTTAGGAAGTTTGCAGCAGGCGGTGCTGCTATTTCTGATGAAGAAATTAAAAACTATATTGCAGCCAATCAAGGTATGTCCGATAAGCAGGTTGCTGCAAAGATGGATGAACTTGGTTTGAGTGTTGATCAGATTGCACGAGGTTACGGACTTAGCGGTAATGAAGTTCAGGCACGTTATGATGCAGCTAAGGGTGTTACTACCAAAGCTGCTACAACCGATACAACCGTTGGTGCCCCTACTATTCCCGGTGCTTCATCTTATACTGCTGCACAGACAGCAACACCAACGAATGCAACGGCGGGTCAGGCTGGTGTAACGGATAAAGCCACTGTAACCAATGTCGCAACACCAGTCGGTATTGGAATGCCGACAGTTATTACTGCTCCTACCGCAACTGCTGCATCTTCGTCTAAGGGTGTTTCTGACATTCTAACTAATGTAGACGCGCAACAAGGTGTTGTATCTGACGCTGCTAAAGCTGTAGCTGCTACACAAGAACCAACAACTACCGCTGTTGCTAATACACAGGCCGCACAAGGTGTTGCTAGTACTGTACAGAATGCTCCTACACGTACTGTGCAGGAAGGTGAGATGGTATCGGGCAGTGCTGTTGATATGGCGAAGGTTGAAGATACTCTTGCTAAGACACAGGCAGCACAAGGCACTGTAACAGATGACATGACTGTACAGGGTCAACTCAATAAGCTGTTGACCAACTTCGATGCTGGCACTCCACCACCTTGGGCGGCAGCTTCAATGAGGGCAGCTAATGCACAGATGGCAGCACGTGGTATTGGTGCTAGTAGCATGGCTGGTCAAGCTATCATTCAAGCCACGCTAGAGGCTGCTACACCCATCGCTGCTGCTGATGCTAAGGTGTTTGAGACAATGGGTTTGCAGAACCTGTCTAACCGTCAGCAGACTGCCATTCTTGTTGGTCAACAACGTGCTGCTTTCTTGGGTCAAGACTTTGATCAAGCGTTTCAAACTCGTGTGTTGAACGCTGCAAAGGTTGCTGACATTGCTAACAAGAACTTTGATGCACAGACACAGATTGTTATTGAAAATAGCAGGCTTGCTGGATCAATGGACATCGCCAATTTGTCAGCTAAGAATGCTGTTGTGTTGGGTAAGATGGCACAGATGTCTCAGCTTGAGACAGCCAACCTGAACAATCGTCAGCAGGTGGCTGTTGAGAATGCTAAAGCTTTCTTGATGATGGACATTAAGAACTTGGATAATAAGCAACAAACTATGTTGTTCCGAGCACAAGAGATGAGTGATGCTCTGGTGAGTGATGCAGGTTTTGCTAATGCTACAGCCATCACTAACGCCGCTAATGCTTTGGATGCAGCTAAGGTGTCTTCTACGTTGATGCAGTCTGCTCAGCAGTTTAATGCTGATCAGTTGAATAAAGTTAACATGACTAACGCTTTGGCAGCTAACGAGATTGGTAAGTTCAATGCTCAGCAGGCTCAGCAGCGTGAAGAGTTTAACGCCAACATGACTACACAGATCAACTTGGCTAATGCTAAAATCTTAGCTGAAGTTTCTGTAGCAAACACTGCTGCTACCAATGCAGCCAATGCTGTTAATGCAAAGAATGCTACAGACTTAGCTGCTTCTACATATGCACAACAAAGCCAAACCTATCGTGACTTGCTTGAACAATCATGGAAGACTGGTGAAGCTGTGAAGGACAGGGCTACAGAGATTGTTAAAGCCACTCTCACTTCTAATGCTACAGTGACTGCATCATCCAATACTGCTAAGGCCGCATCTACTGCTGCCATTGGTGGTGCTGTTGTAAAAGTGTTGGAAAGTGATAAGGTCTGGACTGCTGTCAGTGATGCTTGGGATAAATTAACCACACCTTGAAAGACATAAATGCAACAACATATTAAATCCTATTATGACAAGGTTGAAGCAGTGATTGCTGCTCGTGCCAAAACAAATAAACCTAAGACACCACGTAAAGGATTGTTATCACCGAGTGGTGATGCAACCTCTGCTGCTAAAGAGCGTGACCAGATTGAAACAATTGCCGACATGGTTGAAGGCATTCGTGAAGCCAAAGAGGAAATCTTAAATGCTAGAAAGTGAATCAACAGTTGGTGAAATGTTTACATCCGCAGCACCGGGTATTTCATGGACTGCACCACCTAAGAGCCGTCCTTGGTTGAATCCACCTGCTCAGGTTAATGTAACAACAGTAGCTAAGAGCTACATAATGGCGCTTGCTCAAGCTGAAGTAGCTAACGATATTCTTGATGCGTTAGAGACTGGTGTGCCTGTTGCGACCATTGCTGAATCGTTCATGCTTGCTCATGTCTCTGAGGGTCGTCATACTATTGATGCTGGTATCTTGGTTATGCCTGTCATTATGGAAGTGTTGAAAAGCATTGCAGACTTCAATGACATTAAAGTTGTAATGTTTCAGAAAGATCTTGAAGCAGGCACAACCATTCCACCTCGTCTAATGCGTGAGTTTGTTAATAAGATGAATGCCCCTGTCAAAGAAGATACAACAACAAAAGAAGTAATGCCTAAAGAGCCTGCTGGTTTGATGGCACGTAAACAGAAAGAGGTGATGTAATGGGTATGGTCCTTTCCTTTCTTGGTGGTGCTGCTAAACAACTTACTACCGACATTGAACAAGCTGAGCAAAATGCACGTGAAGATGCTAAGCTTGGTTTCAGCGCTTTGTATAAGCGTTATGAAGAAAACTCTAAAGCCAATCGTGAACTCACTAGCAAGATGGACGAAGACAAGTTGTGGGTCAAGACAAACTATGCAAGCGCAACACCTGAACAGGTCGCTGCATTGGTAGGCAACCCTGTAGCGCTTGAGGCTTTGAAGAAGACTGACGACCCATATAAGATTGACCTCAACAACTATATTCAGATTGCACAAGGTAATGAATCTCCTGCTGTGCAGGCTGAGCGCATTCAAGCATTGCCTTCTTTGGTTGGTAAGATTAAAGAGTCTATGTCGTCCAAGGTTGAAACTCCTAAGAACCGTAGTCCTCTTGGTGGCCTTATCAGTGACTTCGGTGAAACATCATACGACTCTACAATGGGTAGGTTGGCTAAGTCGCAAGGTATGTCTATGGCAGACTTGCAGGCTACATCACGTACTCAGCGTACCAACACAGGTGCTACCTTTGATATGACTAAATTGGAGCCACCAAAGACTTTGAACCAACAAACAGAGAAAGCTCAAGTTCAACTTGTCGATGCTCTGCGAAGTGGTGATGAGACTAAGATTGATGCTGCAAAGACTGAGTTGAAATACTTCACCAAAGCTAAAGCTGAAATGTCACCATTGCAGACTGAGTTTGCAAACAAGATTGCTGACATTAAGAATCGCTATATGTTTGGTGATGCCGAAACACGCAAGGCTGCTAAGCCTGAATATGATAAGTTGATGGCAGACATTCGTACTGAAGCAATGGCTAAGAAGACTGGTGAAGGTGCTGGTGAAGGTAAGATTCCTGCACTGGGTACATTGAACACCTTTGCTTCTGCATCTGTTGCACGTGCTGTCACTGCTAAGCATGGTGACTTGATCAAGACTAAGCAACTTGCCATCATCGAGAAACCTGACGGTAGTGTTGGTATTGACTATGTTGGTGATGATCAAGCTCTTCGTCGTCAAATCTTGGAGACACAAGCCAATGCTGCCAAGAACGCATTGTCGCTCTACACAGACGATAAGGGTCAACCGCTTAACCGCGATGTCGCATCGGTGATAAATTCATTCACATCTGCTGTTCCTTCTGTTGTTAAGACAGACGGTGCTGCTACACCACAACCTGCTGCACGACCTACAGTACCTACACCTACAACAAACCTTCGTAAAGAAGCTGAAGCTGCTATTGCTAAAGGTGCTGATCGCGCTGCCGTTGCTAAACGTTATAAAGAACAAACTGGTCAGGAGTTTTAAATGGGAATGTTTGATGACTTGCTTCCATCTACGGGTGGAGGTAGCACCTTTGCTGACTTGATTCCTTCTACTGCTGGTTCTTTCGATGATCTTGTACCAACAAAGACAGCACCAACACCACAACAAATTGAACGCATGGCTGCTGCACAGTCTGCAAAACCTGAAGTCGATATGACTAAGCCTGCATTCGCAGCACCACGTCAGCGAGCTACAGAGTTGCAGAAGGTACAGGCTGCTGCCATTGAAGAGCGCAACAAACCTAAGTTTGACTATCAAGAACTCTACACCAATCCTGACTTGTTCAAGATTGTTCAAGACTACACCAAAGTTGCCACTGGTAAAGAGTACAAAGAAGGCGACAACAAAGAACAATATGTTGCTGGTTTCATGTCTGAGTTGCGTGGTAATGACTGGAATACATTCTCCAACATTGCTGCCCTTAACAAGCTGAAGAATTCACCAATGCCTGACCGTGAGAAGTTGGCATTGGGTAATCGTTTGTTTGACCAAGTTAAAGATGCTACAGAAAAAGGCGGTCAGCCCGGTGCTGCACCATACATTGACATTGCAAAGTCTGCACTGACTGACTTGACCAACTACATTGGCTTTGGTGTAGCCACTGCTGGTAAGAAGTTGATTGCTAAAGAAGCAACAAAGGCTGCTACAGCTTCGTTGTTGAAAGCCACACCTGCTGCTGTCACTGCTGCCACTACAGGCACTGAAGCTCTTGTTGGTATTGGACAGAACGTCATTGAACAAAAGAAGAAACAAGAAGTAGCTAAATCGCTTGGTGAACAACCTGCCAATCTTGATGCTGGTCAAATGGCTGTGGCTGGTTTGTTTGGTGCTGTTGGTGGATTCGCTGAAGCTAAAGGAACACTGGCTGTTCCTGCTGGTAAGTCTGGCGCTGAACAACTCACTGACATCTTGAAGAAGAAACAAGCATCACCTACCAACCCTAATGCACCAGTGACATCAACTGAGCGTATCTTGACTGACCCTGTCACTCAGAACATGGATCAGGTTGTTGAAGAATTCATCAAGGTTGAAGGTCGTCGCATCTTGGATGAAGTGAACCCTGCTACAGCTTTGACAGATTCAAAGATTCAGAAGGATATGTCGGCTCGTGCTGTTCGTGTGGCGATGCACGTCATTGAACAAGACCCAACATTCCGTCTTAAACCTAACCAACAAACTAGCTCTGCCATCAATGAGGTGTTCTCCAATCTGGACAATGTCAATGATGCTGTACTGGAACAGGCAATTCGCAAAGAAGGTTTGACACCAGACGATTTTGCTAAAGCAAACAAGATGACGGTGACAGAGGCTGCTCAAGTGATGCAGCAATACTCTGCTGCGTCTAAGGTGCTGAAGCGACTGACAGAGATTGATCCAGTATTCAAGAAGCAAGTGGATGACTTGTTTGCTAAACCAGATAGTCAAGTGTCAGCGCTTGGTTATATTGGTCAAGCAGTCAACACCCTTGAGCGTGAATCTAAAGCTTGGGTTGTGTCTGGTATTGGCACCACAGTTCGTAACGTCTTGGGTACTACTGTTGGTTTGACATACAACTCTGCTGCTTCACTTGTTGAAGGTGCTCTGTACACCGTTGGTCGTACACTGGATGGTGCAGCTAAAGGTCAACGAGTCACTACAGCTATGCGTAGTCTTGGTGACACCATGAGTGATGCGTTTGGTGTGTACGGATACATGGCAAAGGGTGGGTTATCCACTGAGGTCACAGACACTTTGTTGCAGAACAATCCTGCATTGCGTAACAACATCTTGAGCGCTACACAAGAAAGCTCCACCAACGAAATCTCTCGTGCTGCAAAGATCTTCAATACCCTGAACGTTGCACAGGATGCCTTCTTCCGTAAAGCCATCTTCAACGCTTCTGTTGAGAAGCATATGCGCCGTGCTGGTTTGGACATGTATGAGGTGATTGGTCAAGGTAAGACAATCCCTGCATCAATCCTACAACAAGCCACTGACGAAACACTGAAGGCTACATTCTCCTACACACCGAAGGCGCAGAAGAAAGGTATTGAAACCTTTGAGGCTGGTGCAGAAGCTGCTGGTAACTTGTTTGTTAAAGCTGCTGAGTTTCCCGGTGGTAGCTTGATCGCTACATTCCCTCGCTTCATGTCGAACGCCATTGCTTTCCAATACCGCTATAGCATCTTTGGTGCTATGTCAGGTGCTGAAGACTTGGCACAGGGTTCATTGCTGAAAGCTACTGGTTCTTCTGGTGGTGAAGCTCTCATTCGTAAAGGTCAAGAGAACATTGCCAAAGGTGTTGTCGGTACTGCTGCATTGGCAGCGGCCTATGACTATCGGTTGAGCAACCAAGACACTGAGTGGTACAACATGAAGAACGATGATGGTTCTACTGTTGACACACGTGCCATCTTCCCGTTGGGTCCAACACTGGCTGTTGCTGACTTCATGGCTAAACGTAAGATGGGATTGGAACCAAAGACTGCTGAGATGGTTGAGTCCATCATCGGTATGAAGATGCCTGCTGGCACACAGAATCAATTCCTTGATCAAGTGTTTGCAGCTATGTCATCTGAGAAAGAAGCTGACAAGATTGAGATTGCCTTGGGTAAAGTTGTTGGTGACTTCACTGCTCGTTTCTCACAACCATTTGTGTTTAAGAGTGCTTACGAATTCTTTGATCTGTTCCGTGAAGGTGGTTCCATTCAGCGTGATCCTAACGTCATCAAGGCTGAAGACAGTGGTGATCGTTTCATTGAAGCTGCTGTCAATCGTGTGCAGTCTAAGTTACCAGTTGCTAAAGAATCTTTGCCTGAAGCTGTTCCACGTTTGCGTGAAGGTCCAGTGTACAAGGAAGGTGAATT